GGTGTAGCACTATTACTCAAAATTCTTTTATAAAATTCATAGACATGTGTTAATTCATGAAATAAAACTGATTCAGCATAAGGTTTAATATCTGTATCAAAAAGTTCTACAAAACTACCATTATCATAAGACGATTCTGGAATCCTAAGTTCAATATTAATAGTACCACCCACCAACAAAGGAATGGTTCTACCCTCTTCAAAGGTCGCGTCCCTTAAACTAATATCTTCAGTATCAAAAGACGCGTTCATAATATAATCACCACCATTTCTAATAACATTATCTGGAACTATTTCTATTTGTAGATTAAGCTGGGGTTCAGCTAAAGGAAAATCAGAAAAATTTTTATTAAGACTATTCCAGCCTAAAGATACAGCTTTATCTTGTACATCCCCACCTTCAAAAAAAACCTCTCTATCTTCAGAAGACAATAACATCATTAAACCATCCTTAACCAAAGCAGAAAAGGTGTCAACCCAAAACTCAATAGGTTTAGGGACACCTAACGCTTCTTTAATAAGACGTACCGATTGTTTTTGTGTTATTATAAATTTCATCGGCTATAAATATCATAAGGTTATGGTTTATCAACCACTTTAAGCTTATCAGTTGATTTAACATAACTAATAGTATACTTACCATTTTCCGATATAGTATTTTTAAGAATTTGTGCCGCAATAAAGTCTTCTACCTCAGATTGGATGGCTCTTTTAAGTGGTCTAGCTCCAAATTTTTCATCATAACCAATCTTACAAATATAATCACTAACACTAGGACCAAATTTTATATCATAACCTTTTTCGGTTAGTCTACCAGTCAAACTAGCTAATTCTATTTTAACAATTTTCTTAATACTTTTTTCATCTAATTCCTCGAAGATAATAATATCATCTAAACGATTTAAAAATTCTGGGTTAAAAGTATTCTTCAATGATTTTGATATTATAGTTCTTATACGTTCCTTGTCGGTTTGTTCAGTAGCTTTAGTTTTAAAACCTAGACCGCCACTAAAATCCTGTGATTTTTTAACCCCTATATTAGATGTCATCATTATCAAGGTATTTCTAAAATTAATTTTTCTACCCGATGCGTCCGTAACGTAACCGTCATCCAAAATCTGTAATAAAATATTAAATATTTCTCTATGACCTTTCTCTATCTCATCAAATAAGATTAGAGAATATGGGTTTAATCTAACTTTTTCAGTAAATTGACCACCTTCATTATAACCAACATATCCTGGAGGTGAACCGATTAGTCTAGATACTGAGTGTTTTTCTTGGTATTCGGACATATCCACTCTAATCATAGATTCCTCAGACCCAAACATTAACTCAGCCAACTTTTTAGCTAAATGAGTTTTACCAACCCCTGTAGGACCCAAACAAATAAAAGAACCAATAGGTTTATCTAACTCTTTAATACCTACAGAATTTCTACGTATTGATTTTACGATAGTATTAATAGCCACATCTTGTCCGATAACTGATTTTTTTAATTGTTTATCTAAATTAAGTAAATTCTTTTTTTCATTTTGATTCATTCTACTTAAAGGTATTTTAGTTATCTTGGAGACTACATGCATTACATCCTCTACTGAAATTGGTATTTTATTTTGTGATTGTCTCTTTTCCCATTTAGTTGTGTAGTCCTCTAATTTCTTAATTAACTTACGTTCAGTATCTCTTAAATCAGCAGCTTTTTCATAGTTTTGGGATTTTACCACAGAAATTTTTTCTTCCTTAAGGTCATCTATTTCCGCCTTAAGTTTCTCTATATACTTAGGGGTTTTAACTTCTATTTGTACCATAGACCCCACCTCATCAACCACATCTATTGCTTTGTCTGGAAAAGCTCTATCACTAATATAACGGTCTGCTAGTTTAACACATAATTCTACACATTCTCTATCATAACTAACATTGTGGTGATTTTCATATACATGTTTAATGTTTTCTAAAATTTCTATTGTCTCTTCTAAACTAGGTGGGTCAATAATAACTTTTTGAAACCTCCTTTCTAAAGCACCATCCTTTTCAATCTTTTCTCTATACTCATCTAAGGTTGTAGCACCAATACATTGAACTTCACCTCTAGACAATGGTGGTTTAAAAATATTGGCCGCATCTAAATTACCAGAAGAATTACCAGTACCCACAACTGTGTGGATTTCATCTATAAAAATTATAACATCTTTATTTTCACGTAACTCATCTATAATCGCTTTCATCCTCTCTTCAAACTGACCTCTATATTTGGTACCAGCTACTAAAGAAGATAGTTCTAATAAAACAATTCTTTTCCCTAAAAGTTTTCGAGGACAATCTCCTTTGTGAATCATAGTAGCTAACATCTCCACAACAGAAGTTTTACCAGCACCAGGTTCACCAATTAAAACAGGATTATTCTTTTTTCTACGAGCTAATATTTGAACTATTCTCTTAACCTCATCATCTCTACCTATTACAGGGTCTAATTTACCTTGAGAGGCCAAAGATGTTAAATCTCTTGAAAAATTATCCAATATAGGTGTCCCATTCTCACTTTGTGGTTCTATAGGTCTTTCACTTCCACTAATTTCACCCATCTCTGAGTCTGCACTAAAATCTATCATATTTTTTTTATTTAAATTTACTATATTTCTTATAATAATCAATACCTGACATAATGTCACTAGTGATGTCAGGTTTGACATTTAAACTATACTTTATTACCTTTGGTATACTATTTGTAGTACAAAAGTAATGAAAATAATTTCATAAACAAATAAAATAAAAGAAAATTAATAAAAATGGGAAAAGTAATTGGAATTGATTTAGGGACCACGAATTCGTGTGTTTCGGTGGTAGAAGCGGGTTCACCCGTAATAATTGTAAATTCAGAAGGTAAAAGGACCACCCCTTCTGTAGTATCGTATAAAGAAGGTGATAGGTCTGTTGGTGACCCAGCTAAAAGACAGGGGGTTACGAACCCTAAAAATACAATTTATTCGGTAAAAAGATTTATAGGGAGTAAATTTAGTGAGATTAGTAAAGAAGCTAAAAAAATGCCTTATGATGTTGTTAAAGGTAATAAAGATATAGTAACTGTTAAGGTGGATGATAAATCTTATGTACCACAAGAAATTTCTGCCGTAGTTTTACAAAATCTAAAAAAAACAGCTGAGGATTATTTAGGAACTAAAGTTACTGAAGCTGTAATTACTGTACCAGCTTATTTTAATGATGAACAAAGAAATGCAACAAAAGAAGCTGGGGAAATAGCCGGACTAAAAGTACTAAGAATTATAAACGAACCAACAGCTGCAGCATTAGCATATGGATTAAACGAAAATGAAGATAAGGTGGTTGCTGTATATGATTTAGGGGGTGGTACTTTTGATATTTCTATCCTTGAAATTGGTGACGGAATATTTGAGGTTATGTCCACTAATGGTGATACACATCTGGGTGGTGACAACTTTGATGAAAAAATCATAGATTGGTTACTGAGTGAGTTTAAAACAGAAAATGGTATGGATTTAAGTAAGGATGCTTCAGCTTTACAGAGATTAAGAGAGGCGGCAGAAAAAGCAAAAGTAGAATTATCGAACTCAACAACAACAGAAATTAACCTACCATATATTACAGCAGATAATACAGGACCAAAACACCTTGTCCGTACACTATCTAAAGCTAAATTTGAATCAATGGTGGAGGAATTAGTTAAAAAAAGTTTAACACCGTGTAGAAAGGCAATTAAAGATGCTGGTCTAAAAGTTACTGATATTGATGAGATATTATTAGTAGGAGGCTCAACTAGAATTCCTGTAATTCAAGAAGCTGTTGAAAAATTATTTAAAAAGAAACCTTCTAAGGGTGTAAATCCAGATGAAGTTGTGGCGATGGGAGCAGCAATTCAAGGAGGAGTGTTAGCGGGAGATGTTAAAGATGTGTTATTATTAGATGTAACCCCACTTTCATTAGGTATTGAAACTATGGGTGCTGTAATGACACCGTTAATTGAGTCCAATACAACAATCCCAACCTCTAAGTCACAGATATTTTCTACAGCAGCGGATAATCAACCAGCGGTAGACATACACGTATTACAGGGAGAAAGACCTCTGGCAACAGACAATAGAACACTAGGTAGATTCCAATTAACAGACATACCACCATCCCCAAGAGGAATCCCACAGATTGAGGTTACTTTTGATATTGACGCAAACGGTATTATAGATGTTAAAGCTGTGGACAAAGGAACGGGTAAACAACAAAACATTAAAATTGAATCTGGTAGTAGTTTATCTGAAGAGGAAATAGATAGAATGAAAAAAGAAGCAGAGGCAAATGCTGTAGAAGATGCTAAAAAACGTGAGGAAATTGATAAAATAAATCAAGCTGATAGTATGGCATTCCAGACAGAAAAACAACTAAAAGATAATGAAGATAAGATTGATGAAAGTAGTAGGGAAGAAATGACATCTTTAGTTAGTGACCTTAGAAAAGCTATCACAGAAAAAGATTTAGTAAAAATTGATGAGTTAATGGAGTCCATGAACACTAAATGGCAAGAAGTTTCACAACAAATGTATCAAGAGACACAAAATGAAGATACACAATCTGAGACAGATTCTACAACAACCGATGTTGACTTTGAAGAGGTAAAATAAATATATTTGTTAAAGGAATACTCTAAAAGGTTTCCTTTAACAAATTTAATTTTTAAGTTTAAAAAAAAAATATTATGAAAATATATACAAACCCAACATGTCACTACTGTAAAAGAGTAAAGGAAGTATTAGATACGAATGAAATCAAATACGAAGAAATATTAACAGGTGAAAACCAACAAGAATGGAATGAGTTGATAAGAGTTACTGGTTTAGCTATGACACCAACTATTGTAATGCAGGAAGAAATATGGTTACCTACTAGAGATTTTAGAACACCTGAAGATTTGGTGAACAGAGTTAAACACTTCCAACAAAATCCAATGAAAGTGTTAGTTTTAGAAGAAAGAATTGAACAACTTAATAATCAGGTAAAAAATATGTCATTATTATTTAACCAGATGAACCAATCTTTACAAAAAATAGAAAGAAATACAACACCGGTTGCACCAGACCAAAATCCAATTAATCAACCACCAGTAGGATAATGGGAGTAAAAAAAGAAAAAATATCAGGTAAACTAATCATAAATGAATATGATTCATCTAACCTCAAAGGAAGTGAATATAACACAGAAACTGAGGAATTAATTGTTGAGTTTAAAAAAGGGGGAAAATATTCATATACAAAAGTACCGATAAAAATATTCACACAAATGAGAAAAGCAGAAAGCCAAGGTTCTTACTTTTCTAAAAATATATCTAGAAACTATAAATACCGCAAACTGTCATAGTTATAGTTTGTTGTATTTATAGTATATGGATAATAAAAAAATCATATCAAGCTTTAAGGTAAAAGACAAACTAAGTTCTAAAATTTGGGAAAAAGTAGGGGACTCTTATAAAATGAAACCAGAAATAAGAAATTCTCTACTAAAAATAGTGCAAGATTATTTAGATTTCATAGATGTTGATTTGGATATTGATGATGTAACACTAACTGGTTCCCTATCTAATTTTAATTGGTCTGATTTTTCGGACGTGGATTTACATTTATTAGTAGATTTTGGTGGTGACAAAAATTCCCTACTAAAAAAATATCTAGATAGTAGAAGAATTATATGGAATTCTATTAGAGATGTAGACGTTAAAGATTTTGATGTAGAAATATATGTACAAGATGTCGACGAACCACACTTTGCTAGTGGTGTTTATTCAGTATTACTAGATGAATGGATTAATGAACCAAAACAAGAAGAAGAGGTTAATATAGATTCCCAAAAATTATTAGAAAAAGCACGACAATGGATGGATATGATAGACTCTATTGAGGATGATAAAAACAGAAAAGAACCAGAAGAGGTTTTAGATAGAATTGATAGACTTAAAAAGAAGTTAAAAAAGTATAGAAGTTGTGGTTTGAAAGGTGACGGTGAGTACTCATATGAAAACCTAACATTCAAATTTTTAAGAAGAAACGACTATCTAGGTAAATTAAATAATATAAAAAATGAATTAATTGACCAAACTCTTACAGTAGAAGGAAAAGTTTCTAGTATTTAGGTATATTTATAAATAAATAAAAAATAATTAATTAATTATGGCTGGAGGAAATTACGGAGGATTATCAAACCCAACTACCCCTATTCCGGGTGATGCATTATATTCGGGAAGGTCAACAACTTACCTTAATTGGAAGTGTAGTTTGATGCAATCAGACACAGCAAAGGATGTAGTTATAGATGGTTTAAATGTGTATGTAGCCGCAGGAGTACAATCAGTTATAAACATAAGTCCAAATAGTCTAACATCAGACCCAGGAGCGGGTGTGACTTTTTGGTGTTATAGTTGTAGTTGTTCTGGTCCTATGTCAGGAACAACATTTCCTGGCACAGCGTTTTACACAGGAAACACAATTAACGCGTTAGGTGAAGGAGGTCCATCAAATAGGTTGTTTAGACCAGTAATAATTGGTGGTGGTGGTGGATTAAATAGTTAAAATAAATAAATTAAAAAATAAATTAAGATGGGAAAATTAAAACCTATAGGAAGTGAAAAATTAACGGGAGATGCTAAGATTAAAAGAATCATAGAAATTTCTAGATTTGGTGAAGTAGATAAAAACACAGAACTTCACACTGAAACAAATTCATTCACTAAAAAAGGAGCGGACGGAAATGTTTACGCTATTATCCAGGAAAGAGATGGGTACTATTTGAAATGTGGTATTAATGAATCTACATTGGACTATGTTAGTGGATTTATGAATAAAAAAAGAGACAGGTTTAAAAGTTATGGAGCGGCTCTTAAAAGAATGAATCTAATATTTAAACCATTAAATGAAGAACATAATGAAGGTAAAGGGATACCAATGTACGAACAATACACAACAGTAGTTTCTAACGAAGATATTAATAAGGAAGAAAAAGAAGTTGACGAACAAGAAAAATTTGTTTTAAACGTACCGAATGAAGGTGGTGATGAAGAAGTTGTTGACACGGAAGTAGCTGATATAGGTGGTGAAGACACGGTAGATGACGTAGATGTGGATGTGGAAGATGAGATGGGTGACGAAGAAATGGATGTTGATGTTGATGTAGAAGATGAAGGTGGTGAAGAAGACATGGAAGGTTTTATGAAATCCATACAAAAACTAACAGGTAAGTTAGGACAAAAACTTCGTGATGTTGAAGAAGAAATGGGTAGTGCAGACATAAAATATGTGATAAATTCTGTTATCTCAGCGGTAGATTTAGATAATCTAGATGATGAGGATAGAGAAGATATATTAGATAGATTTGAAGAAGACGAATCCGATTATGGTGATGAGGAGCCTATTGAAGATTTAGAAATGGATGATGAGGAGTTGGATTTAGATATGGGTGATGAAGATATGGGTGATGATGAACTTGAAGTTGAGGACGAGGAAATGATAGCTATGGAATCACTTAAAAAAAGAGTCGGTAATATTTTAGAAGCATATATAGATAAACGTGAACCTAAAAAACAAAATCCTAAGGATTTTTTAAAAAATAAAATTGACACCATAATTAAAAAAGAAAAAATTAAAGAAAGTTGTTCGTCTATAGAACAAGAATTGGGTACAAAAAAGTTTTTAAAAGAAAATAAAGGTTTTGTATTTGATGGCGTAACTAAACAGGGTACGGTAGTTTTAGTTAAAGAAAATGAAAAAGTTTTTATTAGTAAAGGTGGTGAAATACAATAATAATGAAACTTTTATTTATAAATGAGTTAGGTCCAAACTATAAAGGGCAAAATATTTATGAATTTATTTTTGGGGAATCTGGTGAAGAATTATGGGGTGAAGATTGGGACAGTGTTCCCGCTCATGGTAAACCGGGACCACCAGAAGTAGATTATATAAAAAATGTTGGGGTTTTAAAAGGTACAAAAATAAAATTAGATTTAGTACAGAATTCTGACTATTTTAGTATGGAACACGCATTAGACAACGTAATAGCTCTAGGGTGGGAAACATATGAAGATGAATATGAAAATGGTGACGAGGAAAGACTAGTTTTTCATTTTAATGAAGAATTAGAAAAAGTAAAAGATAAGTTATACGCAAGAGACATAATATTAAAATTTGATAAATCATTAGAATATGTTAAATAGAAAAAACTTAATCAAAAAATTTGTAAATGAAGGGTTCTCTCACAGAACCCTATCTTTGTTTTCAGACGAACAACTAAACCAGTTAAGTAAAAAATTATTCAACGAAGCTGAAACAAGTACAGTAAAAAAGACAACATATACTAAATCAGAAGTGGATAAAATGAAGCAGGATGATGGTGGGTTAAAGGTTGATGGGACAGTAACACCTAATGACGATGGCTCTGTGACAGTAACTACGAATGAAGAATATGAAACAGAAGAAGAAAAAGATATAGAGACTGATGACACTGGTAACCCAGATGTGGATATTGATGGGACACCACTATTAAGGGAAAAAGAAGTAGAGGAAGACTTCGCCTCTAAAGCTCAACAAAGATATCTTTACGCTGTTAATCCCGCAGCAGCTGAAAAATTAGCTTCTAAAATGACCAAAAAAGATTATGAAAATTTACCAGAAAAAGTAGACGAACAAAAAATATTAGAAGATTGGATTACTTCTTTGGTAGAAACTCATGAAAGACCAACTATAACAAAATCAAATTTCTTAAAAACAATTAAAGAATATGTAAACCCTGATATTGAAAGTAATCCAGACAATCCATTTACACTTACTACTGCCCCACAACAAAGTTCGTTTGATATGGTAGTTAGTATAGGTAACGAAATGATTCCACCAATGGAGGTAAAAATAGATAATTTTGATGATAGTGGTCATTTAAATGGGTATTTAAAATCAGATGAATCAGATAAGATTATAGATTTAAATATATGTCCTGCAGGTGATATTAAACTAGATGGTAATCCATTAGGTCTAGTGGAACTGAGTGAAACAGATAGAGATGATGACGGTGAGTACATAGGTGCACCAGAAGCCACTACAGCACCTGTAAAAACACCTACTATCGCCCCAACCAAACCAGGTGAAAAGAAAAGAAGAGGTCCTTTTGAAAGACCTAAAACAAAACCAAAACCTAAAGCTGGAGGTAATGAATCACCATTACCAGATTGGTTAAAATCAACTAATTTAGGTAAAGCACTAACACAACATGGCTAAGAAAAAACTTAATGAAGCACCACCTATTGATTATGGTGATGGTAGAGAAAGAATGTCACCCGACATTGAACGTAAATTAAGGTCACAAGACCACCCATTAGGTGGACATCAAGCATTTCCAGATGTAGATGGAGATGGTATTCCCGATAATTTTGAAGAACTAATCGCATCACAAAGATTTAAAGATGTAGTACAAAAAGTAAAAGATGCTACGGGGGTAGAAAACATAGACCCACAAACATTTATGTCTTTACAACCTATGTTAATGCAAGCAGCAAGAAGAATTTTGGAAATAGAATCCCAAAACAGAGAAACTTTAGAGAATTTAGCTGTAGAATTAGTGGTGGATGAAATGGGTATACCTGAAGGAGACTTACAATTTGATGCAAAACTAGAAAAACCAGATACTTCTGGTATGCAAACAAAACCACCAAAAAAGAAGAAAAAAGAACCAGAATTTCCTAATTTTGAAATTGAGGATGAGGCAGCTAAACGATTACAAAAATTAGATTTAGAAAAACAAAAAAGAAGATTTATAAATTCTTTAATACAAGGTTCAGCAAAGAAAGCTCATTATATGTACCATTTGGTTAATGAAAAACTAAATGAAATTAACCCTGATTTAGTGGGTTTATATTCCATAGTTATGTCAGTAAATGATTTATTATATTGGGTAATGCCTGACATGGAAGGTATGATTGGTAGTGGTGGAGCAGAATCTGCAATGGCTGGAAAAGAAGAACTAGACTTAGAAACTGACCCACCAACAATAAAAGCTACCGGGTTAATGTTCCCTATTTTAGTACATGAATTATATAAAGGAGTGATGGAGTATATATCAGCTCATGGATTACCATCCGACCCAGAAATGGCTGATGAGGTGATAGGTATGGAAGATACTTTACCAGCAGAAGTGTGGGATTTAAGATTAGGACCAGTAATTTGGGAAAAATTTTTAGAGGTATACCCAGATAACTTTTTTGATATGGAGGAACAAAAAAGAATTAAAAATTATTTTTATTTTAAGTTTGTAAGTTTAGAAGCTGAAGAATTTTTAACACTAGCTAAAGAAATACTATCAGGTACTCAAAAAGGTAAAGACCAGGTTAAAAAAATGATTGATGATATCGTCAAACAATTAAAACAAGAAGATTATGAGGATGTTTCCGGAGAGGTTACTCAATCAGAACCACCACAAATAGACCAACCAGAATCTAGAGAAGAATTAGATGTTGATGTTATATTAGATAAAATCAATAAAACAGGTATGGATTCTTTAACACAAGCAGAAAAAGACTTTTTATATAACTTGTAAAGGGTTAATAATTTTCCGATATTTATAGCATATGACACAAGAAGAGTTAATAAAAGAATATGCTAGGTGTTTACAGGATACAAATTATGCAATAAAAACTTATTTAGAAACTTACGACAATACACAATCTAGATATGTACCTTTTAATTTGTTTCCGGAACAAGAAATGATGTTATCTAATTTTGATAATTATAATGATAACATTACTAAAAAATATAGACAAGCGGGTGTATCTACCGCTACCGCAGCCTGGGTATCTAAAAAACTCCAATTCGCTTCAAAAAGTAAACCAGAAAAAATACTTATAATCGCAAATAAATTAGATACAGCTTCAGAGTTTGCTAATAAAGTGAGGGGGTTTTTAAATCAATGGCCAGACTGGATTAATGTTGGATTCTCTAAAGAAAAAGATTCACAAAAACACTTTAAACTAAATAATGGTTGTGAAGTTAAAGCAGTTGCAACTTCTGTCGATGCTCTTAGAGGGTACACCCCAACAATTCTTATTTTTGATGAAGCTGCTTATATTGAAGCGGGTGATGATTTTTGGGCTGCATGTATGGCCTCACTCTCTACTGGTGGTAAAGTTATAGTAATATCCACACCAAATGGATATGATAAAATATATTATGAAATCTATGAACAATCTATTAAGGGTTTAAATAGTTTTCATATTTCAGAATTACATTGGGAAAACGACCCAAGATTTACAAAAGACCTTTTTTGGGTTAAAACAAAAGACATAGTTCATTTTTTACTTAATAGAGAAGATTACAAAGAAAGTGAGTTTCTACACGAAAAAGAATTGGATAAATTCGACGAGTTAATTAAAAAAGGGTATAAACCTTGTTCATCTTGGTTTGAAAGTATGGTTAAAAAACTTAAGTACGATAGAAGAAAGGTTTCACAAGAATTAGAAAGTGCTTTTTTAGGGTCCGGTGATAACGTAATACCCGTAGAAACAATAGAACAAATTAAAGATTTACACATTCTTGAACCAGAAGAAATGTTTGTCGGTAATCAGATGTGGATATGGGAAAAACCAATAGAAGGGCATAGATACATCTTGGGGTGTGATGTAAGTAGAGGTGATTCGGAAGATTTTACTTCTATTGTTATAATAGATTTCGACGAAAGAAGACAAGTAGCGGAATATTTAGGTAAAATACCACCTGATTTAGCTGCTGATATTGTATATAAATGGGGTACAATATATAAAGCATATGTGGTAATTGATATTACTGGTGGTATGGGTGTAGCTACCTCTAGGAAATTACAAGAATTGGGATATAAAGATTTATATGTTGAAGGTACTAATACGGCTAATAAATGGAAGTACAACCCTAACTCTGCTGATAAAATACCAGGACTAGCGTTTAATAATAAGAGAACACAAATTGTAGCCTCTTTTGAAGAAGCCCTAAGACATAAATTTATTATAAGGTCAAAAAGATTACTTAATGAGTTATATACATTTGTGTATATAAATGGTAAAGCTAACCATATGAAGGGAAAACACGATGATTTAATTATGGCTATAGCTATGGCTATTTATGTGGGTGAACACTCTTTTTCACAATTACAAAAAGCAGATGCACTAACAAAAGCAATGTTGAATAGTTGGACTACTGATGGTGAAACAAACGATAAAACCCCTTCACACAGACAACCACAACAAAATAAACCGTTATTTGGTATTCCAGGTAACACAAGTAATGACCAAAAAAGTATGTATAAAGAGTATGGTTGGTTATTTGGCAAAGTAAAATAAGAAATAATTTACTATTTATAATATAATTTCTATTATTAAAGAAAATGGCAGATTTAACAATATATCAAAGACTAGGAAAATTATTTGGGACGGGAGGACCAACTAGGAAAGAACCCTCATACCAAAAATTTAAATTGGGTTCTAAAGAAATCCTTAAGACAGACAATAAGGCAGAATTTGACCAACAAAAGTTGCAAATGCAACAATCATTGTATCTATCAAACCAATGGCAAAAGATAGATAATGAATTATATACAAAATCTATTTACTACGAACCAACTAGATTAGCATCATATTATGATTATGAATCTATGGAGTTTACGCCGGAAATTTCTGCAGCATTAGATATATACTCAGAAGAATGTACCACACCATCTGAAAAAGGTTACATGTTGTCTATATTTTCAGAGTCAACAAGAATCAAGTCAATTCTAGGTGACCTATTTAACAACATTCTAGATATTAACACTAATTTACCAATGTGGATTCGTAATACTTGTAAATATGGTGATAATTTTGTCTACCTTAAAATAGACCCAGAAAAAGGAATAATGGGTTGTAATCAATTACCTAATATTGAAATTGAAAGAACTGAAGGACATAGTTACTTAAACCAAATGAATTCATCTGAAGACGACTCAGAAAATAAAATAGAATTTAAATGGAAAGAAAAAGATATGACATTTAATAATTGGGAAATGGCACATTTCAGATTATTAGGTGATGATAGAAGATTACCTTATGGTACCTCTATGTTGGAAAAAGCAAGAAGAATATGGAAACAATTACTATTATCTGAAGATGCTATGTTAGTTTACAGAACTTCTAGAGCACCAGAAAGAAGAGTTTTTAAAGTATTTGTGGGTAATATGGATGATAAAGATGTTGAAGCTTATATACAAAAAGTAGCTAATAAATTTAAAAGAGACCCGGTCGTAGACCCAAATAATGGAAATGTTGATTTAAGAATGAATCAAATGGCAGTAGACCAAGATTATTTTATACCGGTAAGAGACCAGGCAGCTCCTAGTCCTATAGATACTTTACCGGGAGCAACTAACTTAAGTGAAATAGCGGATATCGAATATATACAGAAAAAACTACTAGCATCATTAAGAATACCAAAGGCTTTTTTAGGTTTTGAAGAAGTAGTGGGTGAAGGTAAAAATTTAGCTCTATTAGATATTAGATTTGCTAGAACTATAAATAGAATACAAAAAGCTATTATACAAGAGTTAAACAAAATAGCCATTATTCATTTATACGTATTAGGTTTTGAGGATGAAATTGAAAATTTTTCACTAGGATTGACAAACCCATCTAGTCAGGCAGATTTATTAAAATTAGAACAATGGCAACAAAAAATAACTTTATATAAAGATGCGGTTGGTGACCCAGGTAGTGGAATAGCACCAGTTTCAGCAACATGGGCTAAAAAGTTTATTTTAGGTATGAGCGACGAAGAAATTAAACTAGACCTTCAACAACAAAGGTTTGAAAAAGCTGTGTCTAAAGAATTAGAAGGTACACCAGAAGTAATAAAGAAAACTGGTTTATTTAATACGGTAGATAAATTATATGGTGAACCAGCTACTGAAGATACAGGTACTGAAGATGCTGAGGATGAACCAGGTTTAGATGCTGGAAGTGAGGCTGTAGCTGATTTTGATATGGGGGGTCCAGAAACTGAAGAACCGGGAGGTGGTGATGAGGTAACAGAACCAGTACCAGCAGCAGAAGGGTTTAATACCGAAAGAGGATTACCACTAATAATGGAAGAAAAAGGTTTATCAAAAGACGGACTAGAAAAATTATTTAGTAAGAATAAAAAAACAATCGACTCAATTAATAAAGAAGTAGACTCCTTATTAGATAAATAAGTATATTTATTATAAAAAGAAACTATGAAAGGATTCGCGTATTATAAAAATAGCATAGACAGTATTTTAGAAAATTCTTACAAAGATAAGAATAAATTTAAGAAAAATTTATCAGTGATTATGGGTAGTATGAAATATTCTAAAACCCTAAGTGAATTTTTTATTCTATATAATGATGTCGCTAGTAAAAGACTTACAGAAACTAAAGATTCGGAAGTTTATATAACAGAAACAACCACATATCTTAGAGAGAAAAAAGACAAACTAAATAAAGTATTGCCAGTTTTAGATAAGATTATTTCTAGTAGAAAAGAAATTTGTGAAAATAGAGTAAACGAAATATATGATAATTTGGATAATATAATTTTTAATGATAGTATTAAAAATATTGAGAGTATTATAGAATCTAAAAAAATATTAACTAAAAATATGTTAAAAGAAGAGGGAGAAAAATTAGGTAAAACTATAAACCCAAAGGTACTTTCTCACGTACTATCTAAAAATTATGGTAAAGCTTATAATGAAAAATTAAGTGAGTCACAAAAAGAAATCCTTAAAAATACTATATTAATGACTGAAAGTAATTTAGAAAATGAATTCACTAATATTAAAGATATAGTATTAACTAAATTAAATTCTTTAATAAAAGAATCTAAAGATGATAATTTAATAGTTAAATTAGTAGAGACTAAAAACAAAATTACCACCTTAAAAACTTCTAAAAAATCTTATATTCAGGTTAGGGGCCTCTTAGAGGACTTGAACTAAAACACTCTATTTTTTATATTTAACTAGTAAACTTAATTATTATGTTAAAACAAGGTAGAGAGATAAAAATAGACATTTCAGACTTATTCAAAACATCATATGGTACTGTAGATGTTACAAAATTAAAATCAATTTTTTTAAATGTTTCTAGTTGGGTGGAGCCAATTAATGAATCTAGTAATTGGTCTGTCCCTGTAAATAGAATTAAAAGTAAAATAAAAAAATCACTACACAACCAACTAGTCAGTACCCCATTTAAAGATAAGGCTATAATAGATTTAGATTTAAGAACTAGTGGTATAAGAAAAGGTAAAAGAAGTTTTATGAGATGTGAGGTTACCTTATTTCTAGACAGTAAAAGAAAAATAGATTTAAGGTCTTTAGAAATGTCACACTCTATAAATAAGATAACTAATAACATTATTAAAGAGTCTTTACTATCCTCACAAACTTTTAAATTCTACAATAGTAAGAAATAAAACAAAAATATTCTCAAACTATAATAAAAACCCTTAGGGGTTTTTTTATTTATATTCATATTTATAGTAAAAGTAATCTATGAGAGTTTTAGAAGCCAGAGAATGTGGGCATGGTATATTAGTTGAACAAGATGGGTATATTTCACCTGATGATAATAAATCTATTATTAAAGAAATGAAGGAAGGAAATCTTGGTAGTGAAATATACATGAACGCGATTTTACAAAAATATGATACACCTAATAGAAACGGTAGGATTTATCCCGAACATATTTTAAGAAGAGAAAATGAAAGATATCAAGAAATCATAAATAAAGGTGGAGCTATTTCAGAACTTAATCACCCAGAGTCATCTCTTATAGATTTAGATAGAGCATCTCATATAATCACAGAAACATGGTGGGATGGTAATAGACTTATAGGTAAATTAAAATTATTAACTTCACCGGGATACATAAACGAAGGTGTAATATCTTGCGTTGGTGATATGGCAGCTAATTTATTAAGACAGGGTGTTACTCTAGGTATTTCTTCTAGGGGTGTTGGTTCTCTAACAAAAAAGGGTGAGTATAATGAAGTACAAGAGGATTTTGAATTAATTTGTTTTGATTTAGTATCGTCACCGTCTACTCCAGGGTCTTATTTATTTAAGGAAGATGAAAATGCGGATAGTGTAGACGAACCTAATGGTGTTGTAGAATCATCCAAAAACACCCAACCTACTGGTTTGGACAAATCAATTTCTCTAATGTCTAGATTAGACAACTTTCTAAATAGATAAAATCCCCACTAAAAACCCCCAAATAAGGATTTTTTACAATACCAATATATTTATAATAAAACTACTTGCGTGGTGCAGGATAGTTTTGTAATAAACTTATAAAAAAAATAAAAAAACGTGAGTGAATCAATTTTAGAAAAAGCGTTGCTCGAGGCGGAACAGTTGGAAGAAACTATGAAGTCTAATGCAAAAGAAATACTGTCTTCAACTATGAAGGGAGAAATTCAAGAACTGGTAAAAGAATCGTTAGAAGACGATTACCTTAAGGAGCAAGAGGAAGAAGAAGAAGTTGATGTTTTAGATATAGATGATGAAGTGGAAGGTGATGACCTTGAAGCTGAATTACCTATAGCTGCAGACATTGAACTTGATGTTGAGGACGAGACAGACGACATGATGACTGAACTGCCACCTCTAGATTTAACATTAGCATCCGATGCAGAAGTATTGAAAGTGTTTAAAGCAATGGGAGACGAAGACGGAATCATTATCCAACAGGATGGTGACGAAATCGACTTGACCGATACCACTACAGATACTGAATACATCATTAAATTAGACGAAGAAAAAAAATCAAAAACAATGAAAAAAACAGTCAATGAAACTAAAGAAGTTTCTGAAATGGAAAACATGGATGAGATGGATAAAGAAATGGACGAAATGCATCATGAAACCAAAGAAGCCTATATGGACGAAATGGAAGATGATGAAGTTGTTTACGAAATTGAATTGTCTGAGGATGACGATGTTGATGAAATGGAAATGGAAGAGGGTAAAGGCTATAAAGGACCTGGTTATACTGGAAATCAAAAGAAAGAAGGTTATAAGAAGGACGTTATAGGTGTATACTCTAACATTGATAAGCAAAGGATGGGAGAAGATGAAGACCTTGAAGAAGGCGGTATGTATAAACACGACCAAGGTGGTGTGGATTACAAACACTTCAAAGACACAGACCCAAAGTACCATGGACACGATGGTGAATCACATGGTGACCAAGGAGGTTCAGATTTTGGTGCAAAGGGACGAAGTCAAAAAACCAGACATGAAGGTGAAATGAAAGAAGGTCATAAAGGTAAGAAAAAATCTCCTTACGGAATGAATATGGGTGATAAATTTCATAGACATGACGTAGATGGTGTGGAGAAAGAAGCTGGAGAATATGGAGCTTATGGTGAAACTGAAATGAAAGAAGCTTCTAGAACTTTAGGGTTAGGAAGAAAATCTAACGGTAAACATAAACCTTCCGGTATTAGAAAAGCTATTACTCCAAATCGTAACCTTGGTGAAAGTCGTATAAGAAAGTCCTACAATCTTCTTAAAGAAGAGGTAGAAACTTTAAAAGTTAAAAATTCTGACTATAAGAAAGCTTTGACAACTTTTAGAGATAAACTGAATGAAGTAGGTGTGTTTAATTCAAATTTAGCTTACGTAACACGTCTATTTACTGAACATTCAACTACCAAGCAGGAGAAAATCAACATTTTAAAACGTTTTGATGGTGTAAATACATTAAAAGGTTCTAAAGGGTTGTATAAGGTAATTAAAGAAGAACTTTCTCAGGAAGTAGCTAAACCTACAAAAACAATTTCTGAGTCAGTGGAGAAGAAAATTACTAAATCACCTACTAGTGGAGGTAAATTATTGGAATCAAAAGTTTACGAAAACCCACAATTTAGTAGGATGAAAGACTTAATGTCTAAATTATAATAAACGCTTTTTAAAAAAAAATAAAAAACTATGGGAGCACTATTAGAATCAGGTATGGTTGGTAACATCGGGTTAAAACACCTTAAAGTTATCAAAGAAGATACCTTAAACAAATGGAACGGTCTTGGTTTTCTTGATGGTCTTAAAGGACACATTAAAGAAAATATAGCTCAGCTATATGAAAACCAGGCTACAAGCCTAATCAACGAGCAGACTACTGCTTCTGATTCAGGTTCATTCGAAACAGTTGTTTTCCCAATAATTAGAAGAGTATTCTCTAAATTATTGGCAAACGATATCGTTTCTGTACAAGCTATGAACTTACCGATTGGTAAATTATTCTACTTTGTACCTAAAATCGCACCTTATAAAGCGGCTGGAACACATTTCGGTCCTTTCGGAGCACCAAATGGAACTGGTCCAGTATCACCAGGTGACCCTTTCTCAGCAGCAACAACAAGTTTATATGATGAGTACTACGCACCTAACGCACCAGATAGCCCAACTGATGGTCTTTATGACTACTCAAGAGGTAACTATACTGTTTCTTCAGGAACAGGAGCTGAGGTAGCATGGAGTGGTAATAAATTAGTTAAGGTTGATAACACTTCACACTTATCAGCTTGTACTAGATACGTAATTGTACAAGTTAGTGGATTCTCACAAACAGCACCAGGTAGATTAACTGGTCCTGATGGGAACGAACAAGATAGTGAAGAGTTCTTAGCTTCATTTACTATGCAAGCAAACGCAGACATCGTTTGTTGTGATACAGACTCTTCTACATCAGGAGACCAAGGTTCAGCAACAACAACTAAAAGTGGAACACCGTTATTATTCCGTGTTGTTACACAAAGATATGGTGTTGGTATAGTTGATAGAACTGATACTTGTGACTCAATGGGTAATATCTATATTGAAGTTGACTTATCTTGTCCAGCTTGTATTAGTTGTACTTCAGTTGACGGATATGTTGGTTCTTCCGCTACAACTTTAGCAGCAGCATCTGCATATGTATTCAACGCTACGTGGAGAAATTACGCTACTTTAGAATTTGAGGATGAAATGGGTGAAGTTTCTTTCGACTTACAGGCTGTTACAGTTTCTGTTACTGAAAGAAAATTAAGAGCTCAATGGTCACCAGAACTTGCACAAGACGTTTCTGCATTCCATAACATTGATGCTGAAGCTGAATTAACAGCTTTATTATCTGAAGAAGTTGCAGCTGAAATCGATAGAGAAATCTTGAGAGACCTTAGAAAAGGTGCAGCATGGACTTTAAGATGGGACTACAACGGATGGAAGAGATTTACGCAAGGTCAAGCTCCATATACTCAAAAAGATTGGAACCAAACATTAATTACAGCTATTAACCAAATTTCAGCACAGATTCACAAATCTACGTTGAGAGGTGGGGCTAACTGGATTGTTTGTTCTTCTGAAGTTTCTGCAATATTTGATGACTTGGAATACTTCCACGTTTCAAATGCAGCACCAGAACAAGACCAATACAATATGGGTATTGAGAAAGTAGGTACATTATCAGGTAGATTTACTGTATATAGAGACCCTTACTTCCCAGCTAACCAAGTGTTAATTGGACACAAAGGAACATCTTTATTGGATACAGGGTACGTTTACGCACCGTATGTACCATTACAGTTAACACCAACAATGTATAACCCATTCAACTTTACACCAATCAAAGGTATCATGACTAGATACGCTAAGAAAATGGTGAACAACAGATTCTACGGAAAAATCACTGTTGATGGAGTTAGAACATTTGACGTTAGAGAATTGAAAAACAATACACCATCAGGTGGAGCAGCTTTAGGTGTATAATCTAGAGTAGTTTTTTAATTTTAATATGAGAAAAGCCCCTCTTTGAGGGGCTTTTTTTTATGTATGTATATTTATAATAAAAACGCCTATGAACTTTTTTAAAAACATGTTAAGTAGTGAAGGTAAAGTCTCTAGTAAAAGATTTGTTACCTTTGTATGTCTTCTATTTATGTTAATTGGTTATACAGCAAATCTTTTTTGGGATTTCACAATTGACGATAATTTATTTGAGTCTTTACAATGGATTGTAATGGCTGGACTTGGTTTTACAGCCGCAGAAAATTTCTCACCTAAAGATGAAGTTGTTGTTGAGGAAGAACCAGAACCTAGTAGAACTGTTGTAACTCACGAATATGATTATGATGAGGAAGATATCTAAAAAACAAAAACCACTCTTTTGAGTGGTTTTTTTATATCTATATGTTTTATTTAATTATCCTTTTGAAGCGTGAAATGCGTCTAAAATTTCTTCACAATGTTTTTCACTATCACACTTTCTCCACACACCACCTTTTTTATTGTTTAATATTACCCATCCGTTTCCTCTTTTTTTGATACAACCTGAACCACCTTCAGATTCAGCACAACCTTTACCTTCTTGTTCGTTTAATTTGTTTCTTAATCTATTGATTAGTTGTGACTCTGTTATACTTTCCATAGTATCGGAATCATCATCCATACCATCAGGTGCCATATCGTCTTCATCGTGTGGTGTTTCCTGACCAGTAAGTTTTTCACCAGCTAATTTATCTAAATTACTTTCTTCTTTTATCACTAATTTTTCGATTAAGTCAATTAGTTCACTTTCTGTTATTCTTATTTTTTTCATAATTGGTTAACTACTTGAAATTTTATTACTTTCCTATAAGTATCTATTTGTTGATTAGAAGTTGCCTTTATATCTAAATAGTATTCATTAGGTATCATCCATCCCGTATCTAAGAGGAAATAATTACTAGTAAAAGACATATTAACGGGTGTCCAAGGGATTACCTCCACTTGAGTGGTACCTTGTGTCACATATAACCTATATTGCAAATTATCGACTAATACTTGTGCCTCTGTAGTATATGGAACTCTTGTAGAAACAAACACTTTACGTGTATCTCCATTAGTTATTTTTTCATCTTCTTTAATGCCAGAAACTGAATAACCATATACTTTAGGTTGTCCAGCTGTAGGTCCCACACTAAAACTATTTTCATAAACTATAAATTCATTAGTTACATTAGGTTGTGCTATACCGTTAATTGATATATTACTCCACACATCCTCAAATAGAACAGGTGTACTTTGTGTAATACTAGCCCATGTTAGTGATATGTAATAGACACCACAAGTTAAGAAGTTTACTGTTGGTGTAGCCACTATAACACCATTACAATCTAAAATATCGACTGTTGGTAAAGAATCTAAACAAATAGGTTGACCATTATAGTCATATACATACAAGAATAAATTATTGGTTTTACCTAAAGTAAAGTTTGAACGATTATCCACAACGTAGTCATCATATAAGGTTTCTACAAAAGGTTCGAAAAAAGTCTGAGTATACTTAGTAAAAAACCCAACCGAATAAGCCTCAGTTAATCCACTAAGATTTTCAAAAGCTGGAACAAAAGCTATACCATATGTAATACCAGTGGTACTACTAGTTGTACCAGTAATTAGATGATTTATTTCATGGGTAAGTGTCGCTGATGTAAAAAATATATTTTCATTACCATTATCAAAATGTTGAGTAGCTAATACTTGATATGAGAATGGATTAAGATTATTATAAGTTCCATCTACTAACCACGTATTAATAGTTGTAGAAGAAAACCAATTACTAGGTCTTATAGAGTATGTGGTATCAAATTCCGGTTCGAACATACCAGGAGGGACTAAGTAGTCATACCCTACACCTTCATCCCAAGTATTTCCAGTAACTTTAAATAACATTAAATCAAAAGAAGTAGCCCTTCTAGTGTCATTAACTAAGATTCTATCATTTATTAAAGTATCATCAAAGTTAGAAGTATTAGTCATTCTCACACCATGATACTTTACAGTACCTAAATCTAAACAACAACTATTATATTTTTCTTTTAGGTCATCTAAATTAACATCAAATATAAATCTACTATATCCTTCTACCATTGAGGTAGTAAATCCAGTGTTACCTTGACATGTATCACCAGATAATCCCGTAAATTTACATTTACCTTGAGCATTTTGTCCAAAAAATAATTGAGTAACTGGGTTTTTTGCTGTATTAACCTTACTATTAGCTACTATAGTATTATTTTTACTAAAATATGACCTGTGTATAGACATTCCTTTTCTTTATATAATAAATATCAATTAATTCTTATATTACTATTTAATACATTTTTCTTTGCATCATTCATTAATTTTGCGATATCTTCTTTTCGTGTACCATCATGCCCTTGTGGTACTGGAGCTAATCCAGGAAAGGCATGACAATGGTTATTCATAAAACTAACCATTTTTTCTAACAACTCTAATAATTTTTCTCCTCTAACCATAGAGTTAGTTTTATCCATAAGTCCAGAAACCATTTCTTTTTGACTCATTCCGTAATTACTAGATAAAGCGATAGGACCATTTAATTCACTAGAATTATAAGAAAGTAAATATATTTTTTCTCCACCAACCCCAACTAAACCTTGTTGACCTGGACTTAAAGTTTCGATAGACTCCACACTAGTTTCATCAACCACAGGAACTTTTCTTTTACCAGAATTTTCTGTAAAAGCCAAACCATGACCTTTAGTTAATACACCTTCTAGTTCTATTTTTTCTTTTATTATGTTGGAGTTGGTTTTATTTAACGACCAACTAGTACTTGCACCTACAGAAGGTTCAGCTTCATCCATCATTCTTTGAGTCATCAGTGTTGGTCTAAAATACATTGGATGTGACATCTGTAAAAATGACCCCACATTATCCTTATTATTTAAATCAACTTCAGGATTATATGTTTTAGTACAGTATTCGATAGGTTTGATAAATTTATTCCATTTTCCTTTATCTACTTGTAAAATAAAATTATTTATTATTTGAGATACTTTATTGAGGGTTGGGACACCAGTAAAATTTAATCTAGCCACAAAAGTTGATTGGGTAATTGTCTCTTGAAGATTGAATTCTCCAGCCATTTTTATTGCTGGTGGGGTAGACACAGATGTTGGTGGGCCAATATTTGTTGTCTTATATGGTAGTTTAAGTAAATTAACATAACCACTAATACTATTACCAGATAAAGTTGTTGGGTCTAAGTGGTATTCTATTAATGTACGTAAAATATCATCTTTAGGTACCGATTTAGTTTCTGTTTTCTCTTCTATAGTTAAGGTTTCTGGGAAAGTACTTAATTGTATAAAAGTAGGTTTATCATTCCATTGGGGTTTGGATGTAAATGTATTATTTGGTATTAATTTACCACTTCTTAGTAGAATTTGTGGGTACCATTCCTCTATTTTATCTTTTGTTTTTCTCTCATAAGCTTTTTCTCTCATACCCAATAAAATATCACAATTTTCTCTACCATATATTGCTATATCATCTGGATTAGGAAAACAACCAAACTGGTCTTCTAAAGGTAACCCATTAGGTGCATAGGCAGGAGCAGAAATATTATTATTACCAAAACTAGTATTCTCATCACCACTAGAATAATTATCACCTCTAATTTCACCTGGTTGGGAAATCATAGGTCCTATATATTCTTGATTTAAAGAATCTTTTACTGTTTCATAGGTTATAATTTTAACAGCTTCTCCAGGTCGGGGAATTACATTTAAATGTAACGGTAAAAAAGAAGCGAATAAATAAGGGTCATTTTGTTTACCCTCCTCACCTTTAGTCCAGGGCTTATAACTACCTGTTGACGATGCTTGACTATCTAATTTTTTTATAGCTTTTAATGGGTCATTAATTTGGGAATCAGTAATACCTTGACCTTTAACTTTTATAGCACGGATTCTTCCAGCACGCATAGGGTCTTTATTATCTACACATACAGCATAGGTAATTATCCTACTATAATTAATATCTAAATTACTTTCCTTATTAGCTACATTATCATTCATAATTAACCATTATTTCTTTTCTTTAACTCATTATCCAGCAGGTTAAATTTCTTCTCAATATCCTCTATATGTAAAGTTAACTTAATTAATAAATCTTTAGTTTTATTAAATTCCTCCTTTAACGTAAACATAACATCTACAATTTCTTTTGTTGGTTTTTCTTTATATTGTTTAAAAAATTCACTCATGTATAAATTATTTTAAAATACCATCTGCCGTGGTAAAAGGTTTTATTAATCCTGGTCCTAAAGGGTGAATAACTTGACCCATCATTATAACAGAACTTACCGAGGCATTTTCTGCCCTCTCTTCTTCGTCCGATTGAATCCCTAGAAAATCATGAATTAACATTAAATTAGGGGAGCCGTCAGGCATATCACCTACAGGTATTCCAGCAGCTTGCAATTTACTAATCAATCTTTCAAAAGTACCTAATGCACTAGTACCTGGTCTCATTTTAGCTGCAGCCACTAAGAATGGAGGTACACCAAAAGGTATATCCGGCATGTTAGCCATTAATGTTGTTAATAGAATCTGATATATTTCTTTACAGTTTTTTGCGTTTTGCAAAGCAGTTATCAAAGGGAATAGTATATCTATTAATTTTTTAATTATTCTAAGTCTTTTCTTGGCTTTTTCTGATAATTTTTCTTTAATCAACTGCTGTATTAATTTTAATAGTATTTGTTTCAAATACCTTAAAAGTATCCTACCCACTTCATTTAAAAATTCTTTAATTACCCTAATTAATACTCTTTTAAATATTTTAGCCCACATATCTATAGAAGTTACTGAAGTAGCATTTTGATTTAACATTTTAGCGGTCAATACCACCGGTAACACCCCCTTAGGGTTTAATATACCATAAGCTAGAATTTGAGGTAGTTTCTTAATTAAATTTTCTTTAAAGTCTATTTCTAAAGGTAAACTCATAGAACCCAACGAAAGGTCATAACCTTCTTTAGCAGCGGAAGCAGCAGCAAATCTTTGTAACACCAAGTCAAAAGCTTTTATTTGTTCATTTTGATTTGCACTAGATAATATATCATCCAACCCATCATCTACAACAGCATTATCAACAGGAACATCAATAACACCACAAGACTCAAAACTAATAACATTCTTAGATTTTCTAACAGCCTCAAGTTCAATATTTCTTTCTTCTTCTATATTAAATTCAAAAAAACTATCGTCATCATAAAGTTCCGATAAATGACTAACACTATCCGTAGAAATTTCACCTAGGTCTGCACCATCACAAGACTCTAAGATATTTTCTACCATATTTAGAAATTTTTGAACAGCTTTTATATCATCTAAATTTATATTTTTATTTCTCACACTCATAAACCCAGTTAAAATTTCCATTAAAGCCGCTAATAGATTTTGCATTTCTATTAATTTGATATTTTGAAAATAGTCTTTTAAAAATTCTAATATGGTAAATTTTTCAGAATTACCAGGTAAGGCGGCTGTACCCAGAGGTGAGCCGGGTGATGTTTGGTAGTTAGGTTGACCACCTGGGTCATTATCTACTTTATAATATGGGTAAATTTCTAGTTGACCGTTACCTATAGATACGACATCGAATAAAGCTCTACCACTTTTACCATAAATGGTTTGTGTGGTACCTGGTGTACCAAAATTAACACCGTTATTCATAATAAGTTCGTGTAAGAATATGTTAACTGGAAATGGAGACTGACCTACAGGGTAAGCACCAAAGTTTAAACCACCAGATTCATACATATATTTACCCACATCACTATTAGGGTCATTATACAATTGTTTTAGTAAATCAATCTCAGCTATTTTAATTAAAATTGGGTTGGTTAAACCGTCACCCACAACGGGTACCAACATAGATAAGTCACAACTAAAAGCTTTAATTATTTCTTCATATAGTATATCATCTACTCTAGGTAAAACGTTGATTATAGCTTCCCTTATTATACCATTTAATGTACGTAACCATACATCAGCTGCCGGGTCTAAATTAAATTTTTGTGCAAATGTTTTTTTAGTGGCTTTAAAATCAGCGTCTCCAGTCTTACCTTTTTTTGTTTTTTTACCGGCAGCTTTCATTTTTTTAGCTTTCGCACCTTCCTTTTTAGAATTTTTACGAGATTTTAAGGTTTTTAGTATCTCTAATAAAAAAGGTAATGGGTTAGCGGTTATATCTCTTAAGGATTCTAAGACCTCTTTCCACTGTTCTAGGTTTTCTCGACTTCTTTGTTTTTCTGTAGTGTCTAAAAAAGCTAATAAACTTTGTATTTTAGTAAATATTTCTTTTTGTGAATCTTGTGCGTCGCTAGCCATTACATTTTATAATTTGTAGAAGTACTATTATCACCATCCTCATTAGATTTATTAATTAACTCATGTATGGATTCTCTCATATCACTATCTATAGTTATATTACCCTGAGACATTTCTTGATTTTTAGAAACGATAGTAGACATTAATTTAGAAAGTTGAAGTTTTTTCTCTATGGAGGAGTCTATTATTTTTTGTTGCTCTTTTAAAACAGGACCAATTAAGGCCATATCCGCAGCCTCTTTCATGAAACCAATCATCTTGTTTTGTATCCTAATAGCTGTTGTTCTTTGTTCCACACATTCATTGTAGATTTCTTGCATTAGGGAAACCGCACTTTCGTGAGTTAGTTTTATTTCTTTTCTTTTAGGTCTAGGCATACCTATAAATATATTATTACTTATTTACTATGGCCTCCAGTAAGTTCTTATATATATTTTTATAAGGTTTTAAAGCAGCTCTAATTTCTTTAGTCGTCAAACCACTCATTTCTCTAAGCTGATATAAAATAATATTCTTGTTAAATTTATTACCTTTTCCGGCAATAAAGATAGTTTCGTAGTTTTCAAATACATCTATTAAACAATAACCAACTTTTTCCTCATTTATATTTAGTCTATTCTCACTTATAAAAACTTTAATGTCTTTAATTAGGTCTAGTATTAATTTTTCCACAGGTATTGAGGTGTCCGCAAACATTTCATAAGAATATTTTTCATTTTGTTCCAAACTACCAGATATGTCTTCGTAAGAAATTTTTCTATTCCTATCCCTAGTATCTTTCATTATTTGTCCCATAAGATAATTCTTACAAATAGTACCAAAATAAGAATAAGCTTTTTTACCTTTAGCTGGTTTAAACTTTTCCATTTTTGTAACTAAAAAAGATAAAGTATCTGTGTGGATATCCGTAAATTCCATACCTGGTCTATATAGTCTATACCTACGTATAATACTTTCTATCATCTTTATTAAAGGTTCACGTAAAAATGTATTATATACTTTATTTTTTTCATCCCAAGTAGTGGCCGTTAAGAATACCCTAACAGCCTCTTCTTGTGGTGGACCAAAATATTGTTTGGTTAAAGGTTTTCTTCCCATAATTAATTACCCCTCGAAAGCCACCTTTCTATCAGTAGTGAAGAAGTACTCTTTTTTAGCCGTATCAATCCAAAATTTAGCTTCTTGACCCTCTAATCTGAAACCTTCTTTAAGTTTATAATTATAAAATAAAGAATTTTCTCTTTGGTTTGTATGTTTATAACCCACTTTTGGGATAGTCATAATTACCGCATCATTGTATGTTGCTCTAAGTAAAAACTCATAAGCAAATGTAAGTCTAATTGATGATTTAAAACCACCTATCTCAGTAAATTTTTCAGTACGCATTATCATACCACTAGTTTGAAAGTTTTGGTACCTCAATAAGGTGTTATTATCTAAATGACCTAAGTCTTCCGAGAATCCCATTGCCCATAAAGCTTCATTTGTAAAACCTATAAATTGACCATTAGGGTCAGTATCTACTACTAGAGGAAGGAATACATCTACTTCATCATAATATGACACATACTCGTTAAATTGTTTAAACCAAATATTAGAATATTCATCATCACACTCTAATACAGAAAAGAATTCAGTATCACAATTTTCCACACCATAATTAATTTGTGAACAAAAATCAGTTTCACCGTTATTATAAATAACCTTAATATCAAGGTCAGAAGGTTTTTCCCACGACTCCATAAAACTTTTTACGGATTCATCTTCTGAACATACTATTAATAGTTTACCAGGTTTAACCTGTGACTGTAGTAAACTTCCTATGGCTTTACCATACCATTCATTGAATTTACCGGACACATCGTGTACCGGTAGAATTACTGTTATATCATTACTATTCATATTATTAAGCGTTTTCACTTACAGGTGTAAGTTTGTTTATAGAATTTTTAAAATCTACAATTTTATCATCCACTAATTTCTTAAAGAAATTTAATAAATTCTTTTTTTCATTTTCCGTAGAAAAAGTATCAGTAGTTTCCTTCATTTTTTCATAAATCTGTGGTGGTAAAGAATCCTCCAACCAATTTTTTAGATAATTACTCAACATGTCGTTAATTTTACTTTCATCAAAAACCCAAAGACCATTTTCTTTATTAATCCAATCCGGTTGTACTATAGGTAAAACACCAATTACTGGAGTATTTGATAACATAGACTCTATTGGGAATGTACCAAAACCACTAATTCTATCAACCCAAACTGAAACACAAGCTTCACTTAAAGCTTCAGCGAAGTCTTTTTTACTCATATTTCTCATATCTCTAAAAGTAATCCATTTAAATTGTGGGTTTTTAAGATAAAACTCTTTTATTATTTTCATCGTATCTCTAGGGTCTCTAGTATGTATTGTAACTAAAGGTGTTTTAGGTTTTTGAGATGGTTTAAACATTTCAGAAAATGTTGGTCTAATTATCGTAGTTTCTATCGTCGGAAATAATTTTTTAATATATTCTTCTTGTGATTTAGAAGTAGTAATACATTTAGTAACACCATAATTAACCCAACCAAAACCAGGATTTAAAGTTTCTAAAATATAGTCATAAGCTTGACACAAAACTAATTTTGTACAAGGCATATCTTTTATTTGTTCTAATACATGACCAAATAATTCAGGTATGATTACAAAATCTTGTGGACCTACTTTTAATTCACCACTTTCTATACTTGCTACGGGGATAGAATCAAATTCTTCACCCAACCACTCCCATACTGGTTTGTGTTCATTTTTTTCATATAAGACATAAGCATCATAACCGTTTTCCACTAACGTCTTAACAAAATTATATATTACATCTACCGATGCTAATGCTCTACCATCAGTGTCTTGAACTAGAAAATAAAATTTAGATTCTTTGTTTTCTAGTTTCTTTAAGCCGTTTTCCAACTGCATTAATTGTTTTTCCATATTACTAAAGTTTTTTAATTATTTTATATTTTATTAATGTATTTAATGATAATTTATAAGGGACGGATAATTTGTTTAAAGACACCATACCTAATTTATCGTCAACATCCTCAACTATACCACACACAGTATCTAACATTAGTTTAAAAAATTCAAATCTAGGAAGATTTATATTGTTACTATTCTCTTCTGTTGTGGCAGAAACCACAAAAGGTTTTTCTACTTTTATTTGGTTTAAAAATTCGTCCACGTCAAAGTATAGTGATTCTGAACCCACCCTGAGAGTTAAATTACTTAATTTATCTAATTTCTTCATATGTTGTTTCAAACGAGTTAAGTTGTTTTAAATTTTTTATTCGGGTATCACACTTTAAGTCTTCGTTATATACCCTATCTATTACTATTAATTTTTTATTATCTGGTTTAGATTTAATTATGTCCACATCTGCAGTAATAATTACATCACTATCTAACCATAAAGATTCAATCTGAGAAGAAGAATAAAATCTTATCTCATCCATACAACACCCATATTTAGCTAAAAACCAAAGTGTTGATGCTTTCGCTCTTCCGAAATCGTCACTTACTAAACGCAATTTATAATCGCTAGGCATAGATTTGTAAAGGTCAACTAAATGTGTTATCACATTATGTTCAGATTCTTTAGCTTGACCAAAAATTTCCATTGGGGCTTCATCATATAAAAAATCTAACAATTCGTCTTCGTTTTCGAAATGTACATATTTCATTAAATCTGGTGTGATAACATCAGTATCTATTTCTTTATAGTATTTTTCATATACCGCTTGAAATTTAGATAAAACATCTCTAAGTACTTCATTTATTGTTATTGTTATTACCATATTTAAACCTAATTATTATTTATTCTTTTGTAAAGAATCAAAAACCCTTTCTATTTTAGCAATTAATGGATTTCTTACCACATCTGATTTATTAAATTGTACACAACCAATCTCCTCAATGTCTTGAAAATGGTCCATTAAAAAGGTTAAACCATTATGTCCTCTAGAATCTTGTTGTCTTTCATCTCCTAAGAATATCATTTTAGAATCTCTACCTAATCTTGTCATAATTGTCCTTATATTTTCTTGGGAGATATTTTGAGCCTCATCAATAATAATAATAGACCTATCCAAATTAATCCCTCTCATATAAGCTATAGGTAATTCCTCTATAGTTTTTAACTCCCTTAGTCTAGATGTTATAGCTTGTCCCACCAACTTTTCAAAGTTATGTACAAATGAAAACATAAAAGGTTCCATCTTTTCTCTTAAACCACCTTTTAAAAAACCAATTTCTTCATTTTTTAATGTTGTTACGGATTTTACAATAACAATCTTTTTATATTTAGCATAACGTTTAATTAATTTTAATGCTTCAGCACAGGCTAAATAAGTTTTACCTGTTCCAGCAGGACCAGAACAAATAATTACTTCTTTTTCTTTTATAGCATTTACGAGAGCTTTTTGATTTTCAGTTTTACACTTAACATTTACTGTCATAGTATCTGAAATTCTTTTTTCTTCAGTATTATTCTGATAAATCCATTCTTCTACTTCCATTTGTTCCTCTCTACTTAATTTTTTACTTCTTCTCCCCATTATTGATATTTTAAATTTTTATTTTCTAGCTATTTCATAGTTGTTATTAAACCACTCTATGGTTTCTTTTAACCCCTCATCTAAACTGGTAAATTTAAAATCTGGTAAATAAGATAACAATTTAGTATTGTCACTAGGTTTTCTAAATTGCCCATCGGGTTTGTCACTTTGCCAAATAACTTCACCACTAAACTCCATATGTTTAACTATTAGGTTAACCACTTCTTTTATAGAAATTTCTTCAGAAGTACTCAATATTAATGGTTCTTCCTCATTATAGTTTTCTATTACCCATTCAGTTAATTTACCAACATCTTTTGAGTATATAAATTCTCTTAGGGGTTTACCACTTCCCCACACCATAAAAGGGGTATTGTTCTTTTTAGCTAAATAACATTTGTGGATTAATGAGGGTATAACATGACCATTTTCTATATTAAAATTATCGTTTGGTCCGTATATGTTAGTTGGTATTACGGATACGTAATCTAAACCATATTGTTCTCTATATGCACGAATTTGTACATCTGCCATTCTTTTAGCATAGGCGTAAGGGTAGTTAGAATTGTGGGGTTCACCTAGATGTATTTTTTTCTCAGTAAGGGGATACTCCACATTATCTGGAAAAACACATGTAGATAAAAAACATACTAATTTTTTCACACCGTATTTCCTACAAGACTCTATTACATTTGTGTTAATCATAATATTGTCGTAAAAAAATTCACCTTTCATATTCATATTACCACCTAGACCCCCAACCCTAGCTGCACAATGAACAACATTTAATGGTTTTTTATTTTTAAATAGGTCATCACATATAGTTGGATTACGTAAATCTTGAGAGCTATCGGTTTTTATATCTGCGGATATTTGAGAACCGACCAAACCTCTACCACCAGTAACTAATAATTCAGGTCTCCTTACGTGTGACTCACCAATATCTATTATTTCCATATCACTTTTCATAGTACTCTAACCAATATTCAATCATTTCATCCATCATACTTCTAAAGTCATATTCTGGACTCCACCCTAATTGAGCTTTTATTTTTGTACAGTCACCTTTAAGATGCTCCAACTCCTCAGGTCTCAAATATTTCTTATCCTGTTTTACGTATTTTTCCCAATCTAGTTCCAAAGAACTAAAAACATATTCAACTAAATCTTTAACACTATGAGAAATACCAGTAGAACATACAAAATCATCACTTTTATCGTGTTGTAAAATTAACCACATAGCGTACACATAGTCTTTTGCGTGACCCCAGTCACGACTTGCATATAAATTTCCTAATTTTAATTCATTGGATAAACCTAATTTTATTTTTACCGCTTCTTTAGCGACCTTATTAGTTACAAAGTTTGTACCTCTCCTTGGTGATTCATGATTAAATAATATTCCATTAGAGATAAACATTTTATAAGAGTTTCTATAATTTCTACAAATATTATAAGAAAAAACCTTAGCACACCCATAAGGTGATACTGGGTCCATAGGGGTGGTCTCTCTTTGATACCCATCTTCATCTATATTATTACCAAACATTTCTGAACTACTTGCTTGATATACTCTTATTTTTGTATTGGTTAATCTAATAGCCTCTAATAAATTTAATGTACCTAAACCAGTTACTTGAGAGGTGTAAAGTGGTTGGTCAAAACTTATTCTCACATGTGATTGTGCAGCTAAATTATAAACTTCATCAGGTTTACATTTTTGTAAAACATTAATTAATGACGACATATCTAATAAATCTCCATAAACTAAGTTAAGTTTTTTGTATATATTATCAGGTATTCTTGCTGTTTGATTTTCAGAAACTGAATTTCTTTTAAGAATACCCCATACATCGTAACCTTTTTTTAACAATAATTCTGCTAGGTATGAACCATCTTGGCCATTTATCCCAGTTATTAAAGCTGTTTTTTTCATATATATTTATTTTAGTAAAAAAATTAAAAATGGAAAGAGGTGGTGTTATCCTGTTTACCTCTATACTTTGATATATAATCACTACAAATACCCTCACATTCGGATATTTTATCATTATTAATTTCAGGCATTACCGCTATACTATTTTTTAATGGTTGTTTTCCTGGATAAGCCCACAAATACCCCTTGCTAGTCAAAGTTACATCATCATCTTGATGCCAAAAATAATTAAGTTCTGGGTATTTTTTCATTTCCACCATAGCTTCTAAGTTTTTTGCATGACACCATAAACGTGAAGAGTTAGATGTTAAAAAAATAGACTCTATCTTATATTCCGGTGCGTCATGACCTAACCAGAATCCTTTGTCATACCACACATCCACCTCCACATCATACCCTAAAACTAGAGCAGATTCAACATACTCAGGACTATTCTCAAGAGTAGATTTTTTACCATCTATATTACCTCTATGTGAAATTAATATCATTATTAATTGATTTGGTTATATAGTTTAAAATCCTCAGGGTATAACAACTCAATCCTATCTTTATATTTTTCTAGTAATGGACTTAAAGCCTCTTTTACAGTGACGTTACCCACATTAAACTTTTCTATTACAACTTCATCACCCACAAGAGTACTAATTTGGTCATTCATCTCTTCGAACCTTAAAAAATTAGTTACATTTTTTATTTTCCTAGGTATTAAAAATAAGTCCGGTACTGTATAACCTTCTAAAAAAGTATATTGTGGTAAGTTATGACTATCGAAAAAACCATTACGTTCTATTTCACTAATATAAAGTTCAAAAGATTCTGGTAACTTAGATTTTCTAAATATATCATCTTCTACGTTTGGTGGTAACTTACGAAAGGTATGTTCTTTATTTCCCATACCATAAAGTTTTTTAACTTCTATATACCCAGATAAAAATCTTTTTAAAGGATTTCTTATCATAGTAAATATTTTTCTATCTTCTGGTAAAAGTTGTATGTCGGTCCATACTAAAGGTAAACTGTTTATTATAGCAGTCATCCCATTTTTAGTTATGTGGTAAAATTCCACATTGTAGTCTTTGTTGTATAATGTTTTATTTATCATGATATTAATTTATTTTCTAGTTCTCTATAAAAGTCGTAAGATTTCTGTCGATTATCCGTGTTCCTCCAAAAGGAATATAAAGTATTGTACATTGTGTGGATACCGAAACCATTTTTAACAAATACTAATTTTTTATTATTTTGTGTGGCGTATCTATTTAGTGGGACCTCATCAAAAGGGTCCACAAATAACGTATTGTCGTTAACTATTGTTTTCCATGTATCTGTTTTTATCATAAAAAAACTATTACAAAAATATCTGTTTTTCACAGAAGTAGTTTTGTAATCTTGTTTTAGTGTAAAGGTATCTAGGTTTTCTAATATTTTAGCATTAAGTAAACTTTGTGAATCCGCGTTAATTCTAAATGGGTGTATGCCTTTATAATGGTAAGGTATTTCGTTACTAGATTTGTAAAACGCGTCAGAATCCCATTTTTCACTACCTAGAGTGTGTTTATTTAAAAAAGCTGGGTAATTAAAACCCCATATTTGTGGGAACGCAGACTCCACAACCTTTGAGTATATTTCATCTACTACATCCCCATCAAAAAAACCTTCTATAAAATATTCTGCTGTAGGAATTCCGTTTGATAAAACTGGAGCCAGAACCAAGTTATTTTCATCCTCCAGTATAGAGGTATTCTCTATTAAAAAATCCCATAAATAATTATTTATAAAACAATCTTCATCTAATTTTACGGAATATTCACCACCATTAGTAATACCATAATTTAATTTTTCCATATAGGAATTTAAATTATTTACGACGTTTACTTTAATACCCTCTAACTTTTTAATGTTATCTAACCATTTTTCTGTTGAGGTTTCTACACCTTCTATTTTACCTATCAAAACATTTAGTTCTACTTTTTCTTTATTTTCTTTTTTTATTTTATTTAAATAATAAAAAGTTAACGGGTGAAAAAAATCTCTTGTATGTGGTATGTAATTAATTGTAATCATTTATTTTGTCATTAAGGTTTCTCTTATATATTGTTTTAGTGTACAATTCTTCGTGTAATTAACTCTTTTTACAGAAAAGTAACCATCACGTAACTTTTCATCAATCTGCTGTTGAGTTAGTATGTTATTAAACCCTAAACCAACACCAGGTCTGTTAGATGGGTCGTAAGTCCCAAAAAAAGGAGGAAATTCCCAGTCTTGACCACTTTTTAGAATCATGTAAGGTAAAAACATATTAATCATATCTTCATTAGGGTAATATTCTAAACATAAGTCTATATATTTTTGAGCTAAAAACATAACTTCTTTAGTAACAGTTAAACACTCCCAGTTAGCCACCATAGGTGTGGTCTCTAATTCTATGGCTTTATAAAAATCTTTAGCGTCCCATCTACCATAAGGTTGTTGTAAGGGAAAACCTTCGACAGTTTTGTCGGTATCTTTACCGTTATATTTCTGACCCCAATCCTCTTTATGATAATATTGAGCGTAATTAACCCCTAAATCAAATTTAATTTCATTTATAAAATATTGATTAGCTGAAACTAAACAAAAGTGGTCAAATGAATTTATTTCTTCTTTAGTTAAATCTTTTATTAATTTACTTAAAGGACCAAATATAAAACTAGATTTATTTAAAACACCCAAAGGTGTATTTAAACGAGTCTTTGGGTGAGTCATATTAGGGTGTAAAATCATAAAATCACTATCAGTGTGGAAATAATTGATGTTATCAATCATATCGTCAACGTCCTCTATCGTATGCTGAGTAGAGTGCGCAAAAATTATAAAACAAGTTTTACTCATTATTTTTTGTATGCTTTTATGGAATTTATTAAACCTTCATTATTAAATGAAATCAAATCAACCACATTTAATATTTCTTTATTATTTATTGTTATTTTTATATCTATAGCAAATTCAGTACCGTCATCATTAGAATAAAAATTTAATGGAGTAACCTTAATAGAATCTACAGAAAGGAAAATATTTTTATTGGCTTGAATTACATCAGCTTTACCACTTACAGATATGTCCCAATCACTCAATGTAACATCATCAGAAAACATACTTGAAAGATTGGTAATGTCTTTATTGGAAAATCGGTTAAAATAAACATTTAACTTATTTTTATTAATTTTACTATCTTCTACCATATTTTGTATTTTATTTTTTATAACATTCTTTATTTTGGTGTCTATGTTAACACCTAACTTATTTTTTAAGTTTACGAATCTTTTATCAGAAAATACATAGTGACCACAGATATTAATTAACTCCTCTTTATTCTCTAAAGGATTAAATTCTGGTGACACCCATTTCTCCCAACGTCTAGACTCTAAACAAATATCAAATAATTCATCTAGTAATGTAACGTCAATATTTTTTATTTCTTCTATAATTACCCTAGTTTCAAGTTGACCAAATTCAGGTGCTACATTTATACTATCTAATCCAGTATTAAATTTATTTCTAAGTAGATTACGTGTTAAGTAATCGCCATTATGTTCTTTAGATATTAAATTAGTTTTTTTAATGATATTAATCATCTTTTTTAACCTATCACTATTGTATGTACCTATATTAGTATTACCCTGTAAAGCAGTACCAGATTGTATTACCACATATTTTATTTTATCGTATATTTCTTTAGGTAATAAAGATTTTAAATCACTTATTAGATTTGAAACTTCTGTGTGAGTAAATTTACGAATAGCTTCTTCTGTACCTATCTCATAGGTTAAATTTTTATTTAATGAGTAACCTAAGTTTATAAAGTCTACTGTGGCTTGTAACCCACTTTCATACGATTGGTGCTCTTTCCATACATCTACATGGACCACATCAAAATATTTACAATCATTTTTAAATGACTCGATGCCATCATCTTCATAATAACCTTGACCGGGACCACTATGGTCTCTCACCAATAAAACTTTGTCTGTTTTACTTCTTACATATTCACAAAAATCTAAAGTTTTCCAGTTATTTACGTAACCACCATCAGACTCAACCTGTCTTCTAGAAGGTATTAAACCCAAAGTAATCCCAGAATTATTAGAAAATTCAATTACAGAATCGACTATATTCTTACTCATTGGTCCGATAAATATTTTAGTCTCTTTCATAACTTTAGTGATTTATATAAATTTATTTTACCTAGATAGAATAAAAATCTCCCCATCCTAGGTTCATGTAATGGAGCCATATTTAACCAAACCAAAGAGGTTAACACTTTCACTTTTTTTAAGTCGTAACCTTTTTTTTCTATAAAATAGTGTAATTTTTTTCTACATTGTGATAATATATCACTCCTAAGAATATCACATCTAATTTCACCGTTATTAGATTTTACATTATAATGACCTTCATTTACAATATCATGGTTAAATAATAGATTATGATTTAATTTAGCCAAATCATAATATATGTCCCCATAATATAAATCCCCACCAAAGTCCTGTCTCCAATCTAATAGTTTAAATGATAAATTACCTTCATATATAATATTGTCTAAAATATAATCACCGTGAAATTGATAGGGTGTAGATTTACACAGCCAGTCCTTATCAATACCATTTAACATTTCTAAGACAGGTGGTACATCATAACCATTAATTTTTTGTTTAGAATCTACAATATTATGTTCTTTTAGAAAAGAATTTATTCTAGATACACTTTTATCAAAATAGAAGTTATCACAAGTAGAGTAAAAATTAGTTTTAGTAGATTTTTTGTGCCATAAATTATTTAGACTCCACTCTAAAAATGAATCAAAAAGATTTTCATTTACTACCGTAGAAAATAAATCTCCTTTAGCATATTCATATTTATAAAAATTGTCTTTAAAGTCTAGTATTTTTGGTGTTAGTTTACCCAGAGAATTACCACGAAGAACTCTATTTTTACACATCTCTTCCGAGTAAAAAAACTTTATAACAAAAGAATCAAATAAAAATATAGATTCGTTGACCTTATCTAGAACCTCAAACTTATCCGAAACAGATTCCCTAGATTTTTTTAGTTCCGACACGTTACCCACATCTAACCAAGAATTAAAATTAATAACCGACCAAGTATCCTTATCTATAATTTTGTTAAGCGAATGACAATCACTTAATTTACTATTATTTGGGTCCTCTAAATAAGAAATTTCAAGTTCCTTCCAAAAATTTTGGTAGTCATTAATTCCAGCTAAACCTATATATGCAAGTTTTGAACCCATTTCACCCTTCTCAAAAATCTTTAGACTAGTATCTGTCCCAACAGTTCTATATTGAGAATGATTGATTTTTTCACAGACACCAATCCAATTACTAGTTGGTGCGTCCACTTTTTCGTTTATAATCGTATCAGAAGCGTGAAAAATGAAAGGTTGTTGTAAATATTTTTTTGTTTTTAATAGAGAATAACCTAAACTAGAACCTTCACCCTCATAATTATCTATCTCGACAAATGTGAAGTTCTTATTTGGGTACGCAAGTTCTAGAAAATCTTTTACGTGTTTACCATAATAACCTAACGTTATTACAAATTTAGTATCATTTGGATAACTTTCTATAATATAGGATATAGCAGGTTTTTTACCTACTCTAATAAGACATTTGTTAGTGTAGGAGGTTAATTCACCCAACCTACTACCGACCCCACTAGTTGTTATTAAAACTTTATAATTTTTCATTTATTGTTTCATTTCATGGTGAAATCCTCTATCACTATTAGTTTTTAAACTAGCGTAAAATTTTTCTACTGGTTTTTGCCAAGATGTATTATGTGGTGCTACACCACACCTCCCATGTGGACCATGGTCGTGCATAAACTCACCGAATAAACTACATTCAGTTAAATCATATCCTTCAGCCTCAAATATAAATCCCCAACAACCTTCATGGTGACCAGTATCTACTTTATTATTTGGTAAAATTTTACTAAAACCTTTTTTATCTATAGAATCTAAAAGTTCGTGTTTACAAAAAAATATAGGTCCCGCCACACCAAATCCAGTATCTACATAAGTGTAGTCAGTTTCATTATCCACTCTAGATTTTAAATCATTAAAGTCAGCCATATTTCTATTAAAATAATAAAGGGTAGTTAAGTCTTTTTCTTTTAGATAGTCTAAATTTTCTTTGACTCTCATAGAGTCATGTAACATATAATAAAAAGGTCTTTTATATTTTTTAAAAGCGTGCCAATAAGCACCTACCATCCAGTTTTTATTTTGTATGTCTTCGATAATAACATTATCATATTTTGAAAGTATGTCAAAGTAAGACTTATCTTCTGAGTCACTGTCTACCACTACTACTTCTTCATCGGGGTGAAATTTTACAATGTCATCAACCAGTTGAAGTACATAATTATTTTTATCACTATATCTACAAGCTATTACAAACATTACTAAACTCTATCTAAAAAATGCCCACGGTCTAATGATTCTGTAAACCCCTCACTAAATATAGGGTTTGGTTTTTCTAGTTTATCTTTATATATAAAAACTAAACTATCGTAAAAGTGCACAGACTTTATTTTGGTATTGTAATCCTCAAGAGTATTCTTTAAAGGTTGTTGGTATACGTGATTTTTACCAAAAGCCCACCAAGTAACACAATCAACTAAATTTTTACTAAATTCTATAAAACTTTTAGGTTCGTTAAGCCCACCACCGAACTTAGGCCAATATGACGTATGAAGGTCCTCAACAGCATAAATTCCACCATCATTTAAATGTGGGAATAAAGTCTTAAAACTAATATTGTGTTGGTCTGACTCATGTCCACCATCATCAATGATAATGTCTACAGGACCTATTTCTTTTATTAAATAATTTAGAAAAATTTCATCCGATTGGTCACCTATAAAAATTTTACAACCATGTTTTTCCCAAACTTTACAATTAGGGTTTAAATCAACCCCATATATTTCAGCGTTTGGAAAAAATTTTCTCCAGGTATATAGTGAACCACCTCCTTGTACACCTATTTCTAATATTTTAATCTTTTCATTTCTTAGATGTTCGAACCTTTCTTGGTAAGCCTCTAAATAATGTGGGTATTTAACTGAATCCCCGTTTTCTTTTTTTATTGAATCAAAAATTTCTCTTAATGTTATCATTATTTTTATTTATTATTTCTTAGGAATAAAAAATCACCTTCCCAAGGAGATGTAGGTGTCTCGCCATGAACTTTAGAGTCAACAAGTTCAAAGTCATTCTCTACGGTTAGGAAATGTATAATTTCGTCTTTATTTGGTTGATTGTGGTAGTAGGGTTTAAAAGCGGCCTCAACTCTAATTATTTTAACATTATCTAATAATTTACCCATTCCTTTAAAAATAGATAATTCAGCCCCCTGAGTGTCTAACCACATAGCGTCCACTCTAGAAACATTATTTTTTTCTGCCCATATAGATAAGTCTACAACATCTACATTAATTTTATCTATTAAGTTGCCTGTTTTTATTAAGTGTTGTGGTTTTAAAAGAGATGAACCACCAATATTTTGTTGGGTTACATAAAATTCAGAAGTACCATTAAAGTCAGAAACGGCACAATTATGTACTTTTATATTGGGTATTGTTTCAGTAGCTAACGATACATTAGTATAGGATTCCGGATTAGGCTCAAAGGTATGTATTTGTACGGAAGAATCCAACAAATCTGAAAAAAATACACTCTCAAACCCATTTAAAGACCCAATGTCTAAAACACATTTTAAGTCGTTTAAATCAAATCTACTTTTATAGTAATCCAAATATTCTACAATTTCATCTTTAACATCTATAACCCAATTATCGGCATACCCATTCGGAAAATGTTTGTCTTTTATCTCACCCACTTCCCAACCAGTTAAGTTATTATTATTTTTCTTCATATCACCAACCCTTTTTTATACACTCAACAATATATTCACGTTGTTCATCCGTAACCCACCAACCGTTAGGTATACAAATCATTTTATCTGCAAGTATATCTAAATTTGGTAGGTGTGTTTTAAATTCTTTAACACAAGAATGTTTATCGTTTCTTTCGTGAACTCTACTGACCATTATATTACAATCACGCATGTGGTCCATAAACTTATCTCTATCATCTACTTTTAGTGTGTAAATCCAGTAAGAAGATTTTCTATCAGATTTATTTTCCATGAGTTCAACACCACTAACATCTTTTAATTGTTCGTTATAATATTTAGCATTTTCTATGTGTCTACTTATAACCTTTTCTTCAATATGTGGAAAGTTATTTAAACCTATAGTAGCATTTATATCATTCATATGAAATTTATAACCCCATTCAGCTATATCGTCTTCACATCTAAAATCTTTTGAGTTTGTTTCTCTGTCTATACCATACCACCTTAATAGTTTTGCTCTATCATATAACTCTTTATGTGGTAAAATTAGTATGCCACCATCAGCGGTTGTAAAGTGTTTAATAGCTTGAGTACTAAAAAAACATATGTTACCGTGATTACCTAATTTTTTACCTTTATATTCACTACCAAAAGAATGAGCACAATCCTCCACAACTGTTGGTTTAAAACCTACATTATATTTTGCTATTTCTTGTATTTTTTTAATTTTATCTAAATCATTAGGGTATCCACCCCAGTGTACTGGAAGAATGACTTTCGTTTTTGGTGTGATTTTTCTAGCCAAATCATCTAAATCCATATTACATGTAGCTGGGTCAACATCGACCCATTTAATTTTTAAATTATTAGCTAGTATTGGCCAGTTGGTAGCTGTACAAGTTAATGGGGTAGCTAATACCTCATCACCCTCATTTAATCCAGGCCACTCCCCACTACTATTCTTTAATAGTCTCATTGATAAATGAGTTGCGGATGTAGCAGCATTAGTGGTAACTAAAAGATAATTTCTAAAATAATTTATTAAAGTTTGTTCGTACTCTTCTACTTTTTGACCTTGTCCTATAAAACCAGACATTAGTACTTCATTAAGTGGTTTTAAAACATCTTCACTCATGAATACTTTAAACAGTGGAATTATATTTTTAGGTTTATTTTTCATTTTTATTCATTTTATTTTTTTTTATTAACGTCATAGACGGATAGTCTTCATGTAGTTCTAAAATATAGTAAATATTTTTGTACTTGTTAACAATACCATTCATCTTTTTTTTGTTATATTTTTTCATCCATTCTAAATTATCACGTTCTATAGAACCACCCTCTAATATTATCAGACCATCATTAGAAATTTTCTGCAGATAGTTATCAAAAACGAATTCATAAGTGACACCATCATTAGCTATATCTACATGTAGTAAATCTATCGAATTATCCTCATAAGTGTTGTGAGCTTTATAAAAGTCCAACGAAGATATCTTAACTCTATCACTAAACTTATCCATAATTTCATCGTAGTTTGAGGTGTTACCAGGAAATTCATCAAACATATCATAAGCGTGAATTTCACAATCATCACTAACAGTATTTACAAATATATCTAAGGAATAACCATCCAGAATACCAAACTCAACCACCAACTTAGGGTTTTGTAAGTAAGATATAGTTTTTAATACATTACCATATTTGTTTTCTATATAAGAACTTCTCATAATTAATTTATAACTTTTTCGTACCAGTTGATGATGGGTCTATCCCTCCAAGAATAACCAGTATCAAATAAACTTTTATGTTTTACATCTTTATTCATACCAATCCAAAATTCCGCACCATGACGATACGTACCAAAATTAATAACAGAGGTGTAATTCTTGGCCTCCTCTACTGTAGGCATCTTTTTAACATGTTCACTAGTTACCCACCAGAAGTTACCGGAAAAGTGACCAGAAGGGTCATCCTGCCATTCTATACCACACGTATCGTACGTATCTAACACTTTAAAAACGTTTTCCCATTCAGTAACACAAAAATGCATCATTAACTGTCTCCAACCAGGGTAATAATCGTTTTCATTTTTATTGTGGCTAACACCAGCATTACACAAATATAAAATATTATAATTAGAATTAGCTCTAGCAAATAATTCTAAATGTTCTAATGTAGGGTATTCAAACAAAGATAAATCTTTACCTAAATCTACAATTTCAAAACTAGGGTGATTAAAGGGTAAATTTAAAGGGTTTTCCCCCATAACACACAGGTAAAGTTTTTCCAATTTATCAAGTAACCCAGACTCTAATAAAGTGGTTAACATTTCTTTATTAACTTCTTCATAATGTCCCATAGTCGCTATATGGAAAAAACAAACACTTTTTCTATTATTCATAATTTAGTTATTCTCCAAATAATATTTTAAATCTTCAGGAGTCCCTAACCCCCACATCTTTTCTATATTATATGTTTTTATTTTTTTACCATCCTTTATTGCTTCATTAAAAACTGGACACACATAAAATTCGTTATTAACTCTAACATCTTCATCTATCATTTGTTCTGCATATTTTACAAAATCAGAACCTTGTTTCCACCAGTAAAATCCTACTGTTGCAATATTTGATATTGGGTTTTTTTCTGCTACTTCAGTAACCAACCCCTCCTCATCTATTTTTGCAAATGACCATTTAGGGTGTGTAGCTTTAAATGATACGATACCTCCATCTACACCAGTCTCATTCATTTTATACATAAACTCATTTGAGTCCCACTCAACGAACTGGTCAGAGTTTGCGAAAAACAAAGGATTATCGTTATTTATATAATCTTTAGCTAATAACGCTGTACACGCGGCACCCTCAGTCATCCCATCAACTTCCACCACACTACACCCTGGAGTTATTAAGTTTAATAGTGTATCTAAGTTATATTTTTCACGATGTGATTTCTGTACCACATATATAAAATTAGCGTCTATATTAAGATTCTCAACTACTACTTGAATCATAGGTTTATTCCTAACATCTATAAGAGGTTTTGGGAATGTGTACCCAGCTTTTTCGAATCTAGAACCCGCACCTGCCATAGGAATTAATACATTTAATTTTTCGTCTTTCCAAGGTGGAGTATTAGTTTTTTCTCCCATTTTTATATCTTTTATTTTTTTTATTATATTATCCAAAGTGACTTCTTTGGTGTTTTTAACTCTTAATATATGAGATTTACTTCTTGATGCAGCTAATAATCCGTACGGCGAATCCTCAACAATTAATGTTTCTTCTGGTAGACAACTCATTTTTGAGATAGCTTTCCAGTACATTTCTGGATGTGGTTTTGAATTTTGCACATCTTCGTTTGAAATAACCAAATCCATATATTCCATAATACCTAATTTAGATAAAACTGTCAAACATGTTTTTCTTATGGAATTAGAACATACTGCTATTTTATATTTTTTTGATAGTTTTGACATTATATTTTGCAGTTTTTTACAAGATTCTAATTCTTTTAGTTTTTTAAGAGTTATATTTTGTTTATGTATCCATATATCGTTATGTTTATTTTTAGGTAAACCCTTATTTTCCGATAGCATGTCTAGTTTTTGTCTGGTTTTTAAACCATCATAAGTACTTAAATGTTCACTCCAAGAAATGGAATATTTTTCACCCAGAGCTTCATTTAATGCCTCATAATGTAATTGTTTGGCTTCTACCAAAACACCATCCAAGTCAAATATAACTAATTTAATCATTTTAATTTAAATTATTAAGTAACTCCAAACTACTATCACTACATTCAATAAAAACAGCTGGTTTATTAGGTTTAATAACCTTAACTGTAGACTTAGTATTAATAGAAAAGTTATATTTATTACTTATTCTACTTGACCATTCACTATCTTCAGCTTGTCCCCAAACCAAAGATTCATTTAATGGTTCTTCTAACATAATATTTTTCTTAGCAACCCAGTAAGCTCCAGAAATATACATATATTTAGATAAATGAGTCATAGTATAGGGTAAAAGATATTCTCTATTAGGTAATCGATGTTGGAAAAGTCTAGGCATTAAGGTCCAGTCTCTAAATCTGGTACCATCTATATTAATAATTTTTGTCATACAAACTTTAAAATCATCACCAAAAGAAAGGAATCCTTCGTACCATCCCTCGGTTAAAGATATATAATCATGTAAAAAAACTAAATTTTCATATTTTGCGTTAAGGGTTATTAAATTCTTTTTTTTTGTAATCCACATCGCTTTTACGGATTCGTCGAAAGGAATAATGGTCGTGTTAACCCTAGAAACTTTAGTAGCCCCAACTATAATAATTTCATAATTAGGTATATTTTGTACTTCTATAGAATCAATTATTTGATTTATATAATTATCATTATCACCATTTGTTATAATTCCGAATGAAAAGTCCATAGTTAAAAGATATCATTGTAGTTGTTATAAATCCAGTCTTCAGCTAATTTAAATTGTGTACACTTATCTAAATTATTCCTCACACTTGAAATACGATTTACATATTCTGACTCATTTAATCTAGTTAAAATACCATTAAGTTCTTCCACAGAATTAAAATGAATTATACCTTTAGAGTCAAAAAAATCGTTTACCTTGGGGGTCCCCCAATATATTGGTATTGTACCCGTCGCAAAACAATCTATAATTTTTTCAGTAAAATAATCATCATATTTTATATTTTCTATAATAATTGAAAACATGTAGGGGGATAGCCCATCAGCTTTATAAGGTAGATTGTTTATTCCCCTACCAAAAATATCCATGTGGTCTCCAAATTCCTTAATAACTTCATGTCTTAATTTATGTCCTACAGTCTGGTTTTTATTTGATGCAATTATAGATAATAATTTTGTTTTATCATAAACTTTAATATCTTCGTCTTTTACCCAACAACCACTATGTGGGTACCATTTAAATTTATCAGGGTCACTTTTAATTAGTTCCTGAGAGTAGGTAAAAACTAAATCGAATTTGTCTTTTAGATTAACGACTTGATTATATCCATTAGGGTTTACTGATGGTGGTTCTATTAACCACCCTATATTTTTTTTATATTTATAACCGTTATTTACCACTTGTCCTATAACGTAATCGGTATAAAAACATACATCAGTATCAAACTCATTACGAGTCCAATAAAAATTAGACGGCTTCCTCTCATGACATGAAGACTCACCGTGAGCAAAACATATATCTTTTATTAGTACAGGTTTACTCATCAAATATATATTTTATTTCTTTATGTGGTCCATCAATACCCTTAAAATTCATGGACTCTAACTTTATATTTATATCATCTAGATACTTGTCATTTAATTCTTTTTCTGAAAAGTAAAAAGTAATTCCTTTTCTGTTTGGGTGTGTATTGTTAACTATATTAGCTGGAACACCAACTAGATGAGATTCTGGTAAAAAATAAACGTTATTAGGTATATCACCTAAATAAAATTGTAATCTAGTTTCTAAAACATTTGGGTTTGTAAAATTACCTAAATTAGAAATTATATTTTTTATAAAACTAGTTTTAAATATATGGCCATCTACAGATAGGGGGTAACCAAAATCACCTTTTTCATTTCTAAAATTAATTCTTATAAAATTTTCACTTTTTTTATAAGAATTTAAAGAATAATGTAAATTTGCTGGGTGAGAATAGGTGCAGTTTAAACCTAACCTTAAAGAAAAACAACAAACATCTTCCTTTATAACACCCAAAACCAAGTCCTTAGATATACCTATTTTTTTAAATAATACGTTATCATCAACCATAAAAGTTGTATATTCTATATCATCATCTATAGATTCTAAGGTATTAAGTGAAAAGTTATCCTCTAGAATAAAATTAACATATTTAAATACATTTATTAATTTTTGATATCCCTTACCGTACTCTTCATCTGTGTGGGTATAAATAACTTTTATATCGTCAAATAGCAAATTAGAATTTTTTTCTAAAGATTCTAGGAGTAAGTGTAACTGCGAAGCTCTATTTTTAGAAAATATAATTAATTGGTTTCTCATCGTAAATACCCATCATAGTTAACCACTCTATTTTGGATATCAGAAAATCCTTCTCTTTGAAAAGCTATGGATGGATTAGTACAATAGACGTTAAAACTTTGTTGTACTAATGTGTAATAGTTATCCACTTGTTTTTTTCTTTTAGATAAAATATTTTCTATAACATCATATACTGTAGATTTTATAGCGACACAATGTATAGCAACTGTATAGTGTAATTTTAAAGTAGTTTCGTTTATTTGTTGTGGTGGATGACTGTACTTGTGGTTGCCCCCAAAATAAATCATATCCCAATCATCAGGAATGTTAGACATATATTTATCTAAGTTCCTGAGTTCTTCACTAAATACAACATCATCCTCTAACATAAGAAAATTAGGTAGGTTATCTTTATTAGCTTGCTTAACCAAATTTAGATTACTTTCTAAAACACCTAATTCACCAGGTAGTAGGGGGTGAAATTTTGGTCTTGTCTTACCATCTACAGCAGAAAATCTAGTTACATTTTCTATACCGAAAGACTCAAATTCTTTTTGGGCTTCTTTCCACCTATCCTCACGTTGGTCTAGGTTTATACAAAATATGTTGTCAAAGTATTTATTAAAACTCATAATATATCTTCATAACTTTTTAAAATATTATTAATAGCATTTTTCGAATGAAATTTTTCTACATCATCAGGTACTTTATTAAAAGTTTTACCTAGTATATTCCCTGTTTCATCTACATCGTATATCCACCCAGGACGATTAGATAACCAACCTTCAATAGTAGTCCTACCCAATAATATACCAGCTGTTTCATCACATTCTTTAATGTATTTTTCCACATTCCAAGTAGGTTCAAAATATTTCACATGTGGTTCTAGCAAATTATCTAAATAGTCAGCTCTTTTTTTACCTACAATCCACAACTCTTTATTTTCCTCTTTTGTTGTTTTTATCAAATCTTCTATTGTTAATTTTCTTAGGTAGTCTATCGTACCAACAAATAAAACTCTCTTCTTTTTAGGGAGTGGGTAATGTTTAAATCTAGTCTCATCGAAAGAGTTATAAATTACTGTAGTTTTTGTTGGGTCAATATCAAAACTGGTCTCTATAAAATTCTTTATTTCTGGCCTAATACAAATATATTTTTTTATTTTATCATCTTTAACAGGGTGTTCTAATTCTATAACTTCTGAATGTATAGTACAAATTATATTTTTAACGTTAAGCATATTCCCATAGATATTTAATAACGCTTTAGTTACCGGTGTGTGATTTAAATGTATCACATCAAATTTCGGGTCAGAAACCGGATATAATTTACCTTTTTCTGTTTTAATTGGTCCTTGAGGGGTTTGTACTTGTTTTTCTCCATCACCTAGCAGAAATCCTGGTGGATTATTTAAGTCCCATAAAGTAACACCAAAAGTTTTTACTCTTTTAGCAATATCACCCCCTATATTAGAACAAATATGTACATCATGTCCAGCTTTAGATAATCCTCTAGCTAATTCATAAACATATAATTCAGACCCAGTATAATCATTAAAATTTAAACAAGCTATTAGTATTTTTAATTTCTCATTTTTAAATAATGTTCTTTTTACTTTTATAGGTAAAGATTCCCCATATTTCTCTACAAATAATTTTCTTGCCTTTTCCCATTCATCATTGGTGGCACCTATAGATAGATGGGTTATTCGTATATTCGAATGAACTCCAATCTTAACCCCATCCAAGTAGTTAGGGAAACATAACCCAACATCATAGAAGTGAAAATTAGTGAAAGACTCATCAAATGAATGTTTAAGATTTTTTCTATTTACAGAAAAGAATACACCATCAACCAATATAACATCCTGTAGTCTATTCCCACTATCTTTAGAGTATGTACTTAACCATCTTTTTCCTTCATGTTCGTGGTATACAGCTCCATGCATTTTAGAAAAATCTTCCCACCACCTACCAGAATCTGGCATAAATCTAGTTCCCGCAACACCCATTATCCCATAGTCAGGATTTTTCTTGTGATGATTAAGAACTTTTCTCCCCCAGTTACGAGTGTCAAATTTTATATCATCATGACAAAAAACAATCAAATCATTTGTAGCGTCTTTTAAAGCCATGTTATAAACTTCACTTAAAGAATATTTTCCTGGATTTTCATAAGGTAATATTTCTATTTTATGTACACCAGAAGTAGCTTTAACTAATTCTATAAAATCTTGGTTTACTTTTTTACTACTGAATACAACAGTTAATGACATATCTTTTATTTTATACCAGTAGAACCAAAGCCACCGTCCCCTCTACTTGTTGTGTTTATATTTTTATTTTCTGTTAGTTTACACCACCTTCCAGATATTACCGGTGAAACCACCGCTTGAGCTATTCTATCCCCATTAGATACTTTAAAATCTGACTCACCTAGATTAATGAGGATAACTTTTATCTCACCCGTATACCCCCTATCTACTGTGCCAGGTGTATTCAATACCGTAATTCCAAACTTAGCAGCCAAACCACTTCTTGGTCTTACTTGTATTTCATAACTTTCAGGTAACTCAAAATGCAACCCTGTTGGTATTAAACTTACTTTACCTGGATTAATAATTATCGGTGTATCTAAATAGGCTCTTAAGTCCATACCACTATCGTCCAAATATTTGTGTGATGGGTTTGGGTTGGTTGAGTGGTTTACAAACCCCACCCTAACCTTAACCTCTTCCATTGCTGATTGTACGGTACTTTCTTCTAACTCTTTTAACATATCCGTATCTATCCCAACTTGTTTTAGGATAGGGTCTTCACCACCATCTCCATCATTAGACAAAGACTTAATCTTTTCCCAAGTATTATTTAAGTTATCGTTGTTCATAATATTTTGGTGTTAGTTGTGGGTGTAGAAAGTCTTCAAAAGGAGCTTTAACGATTGATACAACTTCTGAGTCTCTAGTATCTTCGGCTAAATAAGCCGCTAATCTTTTATTAACCTCGAAAACAGATTCTGCTTCTACTACATATTTAAATTTTTTAACTTTTGCATTACCTTCGTTATCCATAACTCCGGTTTCGAATGCGACGATTGCTTGATAGTACATATTTTTATCCTTTAAAATTATTTGATTTATGCGCTCCGTCACAATATGGTTGATTTTTTGTTTGACCACATCTACATAACGCGTATTGTTCTTTTATTTCTATTTTTTTACCGTTTTTAGTAACGTTTGTTTTTCCTTTGACCAGTATTGGTCCATTTTCTACTATATTAATTTCTACCGACATAATTTTTTAAGCTTTTTTTATTATTTCTTTATACCATTGGGCTCTTGTTTTGGTGACAGTTTCTAGGGCATACCTAGGATAAACAGTCTCATGTAATTTTTCACCCAAATCTTCTACTAATGAAGGGTTGTCTATTAGTCTTTTTATGTGTTTGTACCAATCTTTATGATTTCTGGTTTTAGGTATCATTAATGCATTACCCTTTGAGTTAATAGTACCTCCACGTTCTAATGCATGTACACAATCTATAGTGTATGGCCCAAAATCTTGTACAATTAAAGCTTTTTTATGGAATCCAGCTTCAATAACTTTTAATTGGGATTTAACTTTGTTAAATATGTGTTCTTTTAGTGGTGCCAAACTAATATCAAAATTATTATAATTAGATGCATAAGTGGTTATGGGTTTAGTCCATACCCTTCTATAATCTGAATCCTGGGTACCACTAATACTTTTCTTCTTAAAAGACATTAACTCATCGATATAAGAAGAATCACTAATAATTCTATAATCATCAGTCATTATTCTTTCATATTTGTACCATACAGATTCTTTTGGTAAAATAGGTCTTTGACTCTGCTTTCCAGTTTTTTGGTCAAAAGTAGTCATACTACCTCTTAAGTCGTAACCACATAATATAGTTTGGAATTTACCAGCTCTTTCATTATTAAGTCTACCAAAAACTCCAGAAAGTATTTCTAGGTCTTTGATGTGTGAAGACCCACCTAACCACCCCACACGTACTTTAGATGATTCTGTTGGTTGAGGGACATACTGTTTTTCTTTATGGTCAATAGCGTTAGGAAATATGGTGATATTAGTATTTAATTTACTAATTTCTTTAGCAAATTCTTTAGTGGTGGTAGTAACATACTGAGCTAATTTAAGATTCTCTTTTATTTTCTCATCCATTTTTTGTTGTCTTACCATCATATGAGCCGGATGGTCCACAGTAGGTAACCAATAATCATCAATATCACATACATGTGGTATTCCCCATTTAGTTAGTCTTTTAGCCAGAGCCTTTGAGGCTTCATAGTCCGGACCAATAGCTCTATGATAATGGATTAAATCATATTTTTTCCAAAAATTATCATCATAGTATGGGGGGTCGTACACAATATCTACCCAAAACTCTTCTGGGTACATAGTTTGTAAATAAATGTGTGGGTCAACAGACCTAAATTTTGATACCCCAGTTCTATCAGAGGGTAAAACGCATATTTTGTATTTTTTATTTTCCATGTTTAAATGATAAAACAAAAATACGAAAATGTCTACTATAAAAGTGTAAAGGTTATTTTATTTTTTTACTGGAAGTAATTTTACCATAAAAAAGTCTATCACCAACACGAAATTGGAAATTATCGTCATTATCTTTGGTAATCCCTAAAGTTTCATTTAAAAGTTCTTGTACTGATTCTTTAATTAAAGACTTTAAACCACTAGATGTAAGTTTTTGTGATTTTTTATTTTTATTAAGTTTTGGTTGGGGCGTACTATTTAATTTTTGTGTTGTTTCATTTTGTGTTGTGGGTATACCCTGTTTTGCCATTTCATTTTTGACACCACTTAAAAAATCTTCACTAAGACCAACCCCACCACCATTAAATGGTATATCAGGTATTGGATTGTTAATCATAGCTGTTTTAATAGCGTCAGGTAATTTAGAATTTTTTATTTTATCTTCAGTTATTTGTGATTTTGGATTTAAATTAACTGGTGATTGACTTTGAGTTGGTGCTTGTGGGATAACTTGTTCTGTAGTTAAATTAGTAGTTTCTGTAGGCATATTAATACGTCTTGGTGTATCACCACCAGTCTTACTAAAACTACCCGAATCTACTTTATTCATCACTTTTTTAGCGTTGATTAAAGATTGTTGTAATGTTGAAATATCTGCCATAATTAAAATTTTGAGTTGTACATCATTCTATCCATAGATTTGTCCCCCATAGGATTATATAGTGGTGGTTCTTCAAAAGTCAAGAATAAACTCTCTTCACCTTTCTTAGGTTTCATACTTTTTATCCTATCTACCCTAAATAATCTCCAATCAGGTAATGGAATTCCTTTTTCGTTTACCTTTAGAGATGGACCAGAAGTTTGATAAGCTCTAATAACAGGGTTATTTCTTTTAGAAAACCCATAAGCTACTGGTTGTATAACTCTGGTTTGACTACCTTCAGGTAATTTTTCATCATCTAGATACCTTAAGTCACAAGTATACTTGTTAGTAATAGCATCTTTAATAACACTATTAGAAACTTGTTCAGTTAAGAGGTCTATTAATGAATTTATTAATAACATTTTTTTTATTGTGGTGTTTTAGTTTCGGTTTGGAAACCTGGACCTGAATCTAAATTACCCGCACTATACTCATTATCTTTACTATATAGGTTGGTTTTTATGTTATTAATTCTTCCGGTATTAGCCTCACCATTACCCATAATATCAGTTCTAGTACCTATATCCTGTCCAAAAACATCTAAATATATAGCACTACCTCTACCTTTATCATCACCATCTGCTAATGCGTTTGGGTGTTTTGCACTATACCCATCAGAATCTGATGCTGGATATAAATTTTTAGTTAACATATCTTTCCTAAATTTTGCGGATTCGTTAGTTAATTTTTCTCCTGGTTTTTGTTGGTTAAAATCTGGCATAATTAAATTATTTTAATAAATTTTTTATTCTATCTATCTCTTCATAAATAGCACGATTATTGTTAATATCATCGACTTTAGTAGAAATTTTTATCTTTCTTACTTTTGTTGGATTTTTTGACTTGTCTTTTGTGTGGGTTTTTTTAAATACATTTTCTTCCCCACTATTCTGTCTTATTTTTTTAGAACGATGTACGGAGTCTCTCCTATCACCTAATGATTTATTTATAAATTGCAACATATCGTCACCACCTACAACATCGTAATCAAAACCATCCAAATCATTCTCTAGTTCGTTTTTAAACTTTTTAGCTTGGGAATAGGATAGACTTCCATCGTTAATCATATTGTTGCACCTATCATAACCCTTTTGACCTGACTTTAGTGATTTTACATTATTTTTTAAAATATCTAGTAGGGATTGTGGAATTGGATATATGTCATTTTTTAAATCGTTATTCATCCCCCCACAAAGTTTTTATTTTGTCCATTAATTCTTCCTTAGATTTATCATTTTTATAATATCTAACAATTCTTTTTAATTTACCATCCATAATATCTGTATCTCTAGATGTTAAATCGTCCTCCGTAGATTTTTGAGCTAACAAGGTCTCAATCATTTTTCTCGCTTTATCTTCTGCTAGTTTATGTAACGACTCTTTTTCAGTTAGTCTTTGATAGTTCTCACCTTTTTTATCTAATTTTTCTGTCTTACCCATAGCTTCAGTTCTTTCTATAGCCTCTAATTCATCCATATCATGTTCCTTTTTAAAAAATTCTATAGTTTCCTCAGCATTTTTATCTTTTGTTTCCTCATAACCTAAAATCTCACTCATATCATTTTCTGTGACCTCCTCTACCGACTCTCCCCAGTAACGTTTAAAATAGTGTCCCGCACTAGTCCAAGTACCGGCTTGGCGTGTTGCTGCAACAACATCATCTGTTGTTTTTTTAGAACTCATGGTTCCGTTATCCGTTGTACCGGGAGGTATTTTACTACTTTGTATTGACCCATCATAATCTAATAATTCGGTAACCTCTTCTTCAGTATTATCCTCAGAATCATCCTCATCACCTAAAATATCATTTATAATTTCTAATTGTTTATCACTATCCAAAGATTTAGATGCCTCATCCAAACATACAGCAGTAAACCTATCATCCTTAGGTTCTATAGTGAATTTAAAAACCTCAGATAACTTAACAAATTTAACTGGTGAGATATACTTTCCAGTAATAATATCTTCCTTAATTAAACTAAGTTCACCAATTACATAATTAATAGCGTCGTTTCTTTTCATATATCTTTTTTAAATAAATATCTAAACCAATCAAATAGTATTTATAATTAATGGGAACACAGAATTTAAATAACTTTTATTTTAAAAGATTAGACGCAAAATTAAATTATAGTGAGTACTATGATATATTTTTAGCTTCTGATGAAAGAGACTTTAATCAACAAGTAGTTTATTCTAATAATATTATAGACTATAACAATGGTAATAAATTACCGGTATGGATTGATTTAAATGACACCAACTGTAGTACACAACCAACAACAACTTGTCCATTTCAATACCCTACAGGAGCGACACCCACTTATTATACTAATAACTCATATAGACCTTTTGTGGTATTAAGTAAAAATTATTGGTCAGGTGCTACCGTAGAATGTAATTGTCCATATTCTGGTGGGGTTCCTTTTGAGGTTTGTGACGCATTATGGACTAGTCTAGATAATGGACTTTACAACCCAGTAGACTTTTCCAATGAACAATGTTTATTACTGTACCCCACTTTACCCGCTTTAATGACATTTGATGTTTTTTCTTATGATAAAAGATTTAAAATGCATCAAGTTAAGGCTTTTGGTTTTCCTTGGTGGGTAAATACATTTTATACAGACACTAGCATTTTAGATGCTTCAGACTATTCGGGTTACTACCAACAGTTAAGAGGGGGGTTCTATCAAGGATTTTATAAACTATATGGGTATCCTTATGAGATACTACCAACTAGACCTAATAAAGGATGGTCTTTTGAGGGATATTTAAAACTTAATACTATTGGGGACAGTTTGGCGGGTTCCGGGTCCACAGTAGACCCACATGGCAATTTTGGTAATTGTTATAATACTAGTGGTTGGAACTCCTTTAATGACGGTACTTATAGTGCCACTAATTTTTGTAGTGAAACATCTAACCCACCTAACGGACCTTCATACCAATTAAATTATACAGAAAGAACACCAACCGGATTTAATATCGGGAGAACAGATAAGTATGGATTTTTCTTTTATAAGGGTATTAGAGCGGAAGACAAATACTTTCATTCTGATAGATTTACTGGTACAACCTATAAAGAATCTTTTTCTGGATTATCAGCTTGTACAACATTAAGTGGAATTACCGGCTGTTGTAATAATCTAGAAGATACAGTTAAATTAACAGGTCAAAACCAATCCCCAACTGCAGAATATGATGTTTATAGTAATGCTATAGGGTTTAGAATTACAGATGATATGCGGATTGGTTATAGGACTATTAGATATACTGGTGGTTGTATAACTACTGGTATAACAGCACAGATGTTAGATGGGTGGACTTGGGGTGACCCTTATTATTATGACGATGGTGATTCTGGTTATTGGATAAATCCTGGAGATGCAAATTACCCACTAGAAGGATTAGAAAATGTTTGCAATACGGCAAAAACTTTTGAGTGTGGGTATGAAATAGAGGAAAGTTACTCAGAACCTATATGTGCATTTATATCACAAAGTGGTACATGTGAAAATACCTGGATTCAAGTAGACGTGGTGTTTGATAGATATCTTTATTTGGAGGACTGTGAAATTTATAATAATGGTGGTGTAAATGATTTAGTTAAAGTAAGAGTGGATAGATTCCAGAGATATGGAACCCACAAACCACATGAAGATACAAGAGGTCCATTTGGTTGTCATTGTTGTGGTGAACATGGGCATGAACCTACTTGTAAAGATGAGTATCCAGCTTTTATAGAGGACGCTTATTTTGATTTTGATTGTCATAAATCACAGGTACAAAGTTGGTTCGAGGAAAAAAACTATAGACTAGGCACACTAACTTTTTATGTTAATGGTAGAAGAGTACATAAAATAGAAAATTTTGAAGAAATAATACCAAGACAATTAAACACTAACAAACAAACTCAAGTTGGGGTGGCTTACAATATGTCGTGGGGTGGTGGAGCTTTAGGTCTAAGGGAAAATCTTTATTCTATGAGTTGTGTAACCAATAGTACACTAGGAAATTTATACCCAGAACCAGACCAGAGATTAATCATGGAAAATTTTGCTGGCTCATTTATAGGAGGAATATCTCAAATGATGTATTATATAAAACCACTAACACCAGACGAAGTTTATCATAATTTTTTAATTAATAGAACAAGATATGGGTTGATTGATTGTGAAGAATGTGAAGACTGTAATACAGGTTGTGGTGATTGTGTATTACCAGGTGCTACTACAACAACAATTGACCCGAACCCAGTAGACACGTTTGAAATCCATATTTATAGAGCATGTCCAGGTACACCGGTACCACAGTATTTAGCAGATGGTTTCCCTGTCACAATTAATGGTGTTACCGGCCCTAGCAGTATGAATTTACAACAACTTATTGCCGAATCTGAAGATTTTTATCAAACTATAGGGGCACCACCTCCGGGTACAGTCATACAAAGAGGGGTAACACAAAATAACGGTTCAATATACTATAGTTGTTGGGAATATCAAGGTTTAGAAACCCATTCCATTCCTGGTGCACCACCTATGGGTACCTTTATAACTTTTAATGCTAATTTAGATGGCGTAACTAGTCCAGCACTTACAGGTGTTTTTCAGGGTGGACCGGATAATTGTGATGAGTGTGTAAGTTTAGGTCAGAACCCCGCACCATAATATTTAAATAACTGATACGATATTTATAATAAAATAGATAAATGGAATTTTTTATAAGAAAAGACTCAATAGAACCAATACTTAAAATGCAATTGGTACAGGATGGAAGGAATGATTTCCATAACTTCCATGAAAAGTTAAGTAATTCTAGTATATATTTCTCAATGAGAGACGTAGCTACTGAAGTTCCTAGAATTCTAAATAAACCAGCATACATAGTATCTAAAGAACCAACATCGGTAAATTCACCAACAGAATACTATATATATTATAAATGGGTTAAAAAAGACACTAAAAAAGAGGGTAGATTTGAAGGTCAATTTGTTATATATTTCCATGATGACAACACAGAGTTAATAGCACCTATTAGAGAAAATCTATATATTAACATATCTGATTCTTTTGTTAAATCTCCTTGTTAAAATTATTTGATTAACGACCTATTATTATCTATATTTGGACATAAACTAATTATTATATGTCGACAAACCCATTAGATAAAGCAACCACAGAAGAAATAGAAAAGTTTTTACACGGTAATGACCCGGAAGAATACATCGTATCGTTAGAATATGGTTGGCGTTCTGGTAGAATTTACAAAATTAAAGAATACCCAGATAGAGGTAAAGTTATTGAGTCAGACACCTTTATTCCTTTTTGTTGGGTTGGGGATTTAAGTAAAAAAAATTTTTACAATGGTAGTAAAGAACAACAAAAAGCTGCTATTTCTAAACATGGAATATTAATAGAAAAATTAGAGTCCGGGGACGACGACCGATTAAAAAACGGACTAACATACCTTATAAAAACAACCAAAAGTTATAGAGACCTAGTTTCTTTTTTTAGACAAGGTGGGATTAATCCTTGGGATAGTGAAAATAGAGACGCTATAATGATACTCCCACCTATAGAACAATATTTAGTACAGAAAAAGAAAAGATTATTTAAAGGTTTTGAGGAGTATGATGATATCCATAGATTTGTTTTTGACCTGGAGACTACAGCATTAGACCCAGAAGACGGTAGAATTTTTATGGTTGGGATGAAGGATAATAGAGGTTTTGAGAAAGTGATAGAAATTGGTGATAGTGAGGTAGAGGAATCAGAAGCTATATATGAGTTTTTTGACACAATAGATTTACTTAAACCAACAATTATTGGTGGTTACAATTCTTCTAACTTTGACTGGAATTGGTTATTTAAAAGAGCGGAAATATTAAAGATGGATACAACTAGGTTTAAAACACTAAACCCAAACGAAGGTTATAAAATTAATGATGGGGTATTAAAATTAGGTGCAGAAATAGAAGATTATAAACAAATAAAAATATGGGGATATAATTCATTAGATATAGCACACGCTGTTAGACGTGCACAAACTATTAATTCTGAAATAAAAAGTTGGGGTCTAAAATATATAACTCAATTTTCTAAGTCTGAAAAACCTAATCGAGTTTATGTTGCGGGTGATAAAATCGCTTCAACATACAGAGAAAATAAAGAATTTTATTTAAATGTGGAAAATGGTAAATATAAACCAGTAGGTTCTGAAGGTTTATACAACATAGATAAGAAATTTCCTAATGTTTATAAGAAGGTTGGTGGTGCAGAAATAGTAGAAAGGTATTTAATGGATGATTTGTGGGAAACTATGGAAGTAGACGGACAATTTAACCAAGCTTCATTTTTATTGGCGAGTATGGTACCTACTTCATACGAAAGGGTGTCAACTATGGGTACCGCTACATTATGGAAAATGTTGATGTTAGCTTGGTCTTATCATAGAGGATTAGCTGTTCCCGCAAAAGAATCAAAAAGACCTTTTGTTGGTGGGCTATCTAGATTAGTTAAGACAGGATATTCCACAAACGTATTAAAATTAGATTTTAGTTCACTATACCCCTCCATCCAACTAGTACATAATGTTTTTCCGGAATGTGATGTAACAGAAGCTATGAAGGGTATGTTAAAATATTTTAGAGATACTAGAATTATGTATAAAAATTTAGCTTCAGAATATTACTCAAAAGATAAAAAGAAGTCAGAATCTTATGGTAGAAAACAATTACCTATTAAGATTTTTATTAATTCTATGTTTGGTTCTTTATCTGCACCACAAGTTTTCCCTTGGGGTGATATGAACATGGGAGAAAAAGTAACTTGTACAGCTAGACAATACTTAAGACAAATGGTTAGATTTTTTATGGATAAAGGTTATGACCCACTAGTGATGGATACTGATGGTGTTAACTTTTCTTGTCCCGAAGATGTAGAAAGTAGAAGTTATGTAGGTTTAGGTAATAACGAATTAGTGAAAAAAGATAAATCTTATTCTGGTAGTGAGGCTGATGTAGCTGAATACAATGATTTGTTTATGAGGGGTGAAATGGGTCTAGATACAGATGGTCAATGGCCTTCCTGTATTAATGTCGCTAGAAAAAATTACGCTTTATTAATGCCTAATGGTACAGTAAAGTTAACCGGTAATTCTATAAAATCTAAAAAAATACAAGGTTACTTAGAAGAATTTATAGATGTGGGATTAAGGTTACTATTAGAAGGTAAGGGTGCTGATTTTGTAGAATATTACTACGAATATTTAGAAAAAATATATAACAAAGACATATTATTAGCAAAAATAGCTAATAAATCTAGAGTTAAACAAACAATAGAAGCGTACAAGAAAAGATGTACCCAAAGAACAAAATCTGGTAGTCTTATGGCTAGACAGGCACATATGGAATTAGTAATAAAAGATAATATACCGGTATCTTTGGGTGATACCATCTACTATGTAAATAATGGGACAGCTATGTCTCATGGTGATGTACAAAGAAAGAAAAAGAAGGACGGTACACAAGAAATTATACTTAATTCTTATTTAATATCAGAGAATGATTTAGAGAATGGGATGAAGGGAGAATATAATGTACCAAGATACATCTCCACTTTTAATAAAAGAGTAGAACCATTATTAGTTTGTTTTAAACCAGAAGTTAGAGAATCTTTACTTAAAAAGAAACCAGAAGACCGAGAATATTATACAAAAAGTCAATGTGAATTAATTAACGGAATACCAAGAAAAGAAGCTGACCAGGACTTACTAGAAGAAATTCTTAAACTATCACCAGAAGAAAATATGTTTTGGGAAAAAACAGGGGTTAGTGAGAATTATTTTATGGAAGAATTAGGAATCCTTAACACCGTCTGACGCTACAATAACCCAATAGTTTAGGGCATCTACAAAAACCAATTCAACACAACTATCACCTTCTAAAGATATACTTTTCCATTTATTATCTATGAAACCACGGTCTGGTATTATATTAACACCAGCCAAAGATTTTATTTTGACTTTTTTATCTTTTTTAGTGTTTAAAAGTACATCACAAGGATTAGTGGCTATAATTAAATATTCACCATTAGTGGTATAATTGTAATCTATTACTTTAGTTGTGTTATCTTCTAAAGTTTCCCCTTTTTCGGATTTATTATGTAGTTCTTTAATTAGTTGTAAAAGAGCGACCGACAATAGCTTATAATGTATATTATCTGGTTCATCGTCTTTATTATAACCAACTAATTCATGTAAACCTAATTGGTGTAGTTCTTCAGCTATCATTCCATAACCAGGTAATCCACTATCTTTGTATGTAAATTTATAAGCTGGTAAATCTAGTAATGGCAAATATCTATTAGATGGTAGTTTTTCTAAATCTTTTTTATACCTTAAAGATGAGGAACTCCCTAAGGTAACATTACCATATGTGTCTATTAATAAATCATTTCCCGAACCATGAAATCCTTCAGCCACTAAACCAGTTCTTTTTATTTGTAGAGTACTTGCGGTTAAATATATATTACCAGAAGTACCAGTAATTGGGTTAGATGGTTTTTTACCGATAGATAAAACTGGGGTATGACCCGTAACATTAGTAAAATTAGTAATCGTAACATTACAACTTGCGGATGTTGCGGAAAAGGCACCAATTGTAAAGGTATCACCTGTTGAACACGCTAGACAATTATTACATGCTGCTGGTGGTACAAATATAGGTGACTTTACATAAAAATCTTCGTAAAATCTAGTAGAACCAGAAAATGTAGCTGTCGTGTTAGAAGCTTGTCTTAGTTGTCTATTATAATCTATTTTTGTAAAAAATCCCATACTAAACTACGAATATTGAACCTGGGTTCATAGGTCTGAAACCTAATGATTTATTTAAATTTTCAGCCTCCAAAGCTTTTCTTTCTAACATTTTATCGTTTCTAAGTCTTTCTAACCTAGCCGTTAATTCTTCTATAAGTTTTGCGTATTCATCTTTAGCTTCACTTAATAAAGTATCGTACTCCATAGTTAATTCTGAATCTGGTGTTTTTAGGTTACCCTGAAATTTACCCCTAACTCTACCTAACATTTCTTTTGCTTTTGCAAAAAAGTACCTTCTAACCCATGCTTGTGCTGGGGGGTTTAATCTAGTGTAGGTCATCTCCTCTAAATCTACATCACTAGGTAGTAGTACAATATCTTTGTTTTCTTCTAAACAAGCGTCTCTATTTTCAGGTCCAGCGTCATAATACCAGTACCAAACCCTGTGTTGATTATTCATAATACTACCAAAGTCAAATCTACCACCAGGTACATTATATAAATGAACATATTTAGGTCCGTGTACACCACCAGCACCAGCTGTAATTCTATAAGTCATATCCCCACCTATTAGTCTATTTTTTAAATTTCTGTCCTGCATTCTTAACATAATGTCAAAAGCTGGCATTAAAAAGTAGGAACCTTGTATACCCATTTGAGCAAAACCACCAGGACCACCCAGACCCATACCACCACCAAAACCACCAAAAGCACCTAGAAATGGGTCAATAAAAGACTCATTTAATTCTGCTCTACTATACCACATAATCTCATTAATTTCTCTTCCAGCTGGAATTTGGTATATTTGAGTATTAGCACTTAGTGTAAAGTAGTCTTGTTTTAATTGGTAGGGACCTCCGGCTTGTAACCCAACTATTTTAGAGTAAGCGTAAGTGAATGAAGTTTCAAAACTTAAGTCCCTAGTTAGAAAAGCACTAGTTAGTGATATAACATCTAGGTCTTGACCATATAAGGAAGACCATTGATTTTCAATTAACCAATCCTGTACATATTGGCCATAATCTAATATGGACAATTCTAAGGCGGTATCTAACATTTCATCTTCTAATTCTACACCTCTAAGTGGTGCACCTAAAAGATGACGTATTTGTGTAAATAATCTTTGTCTTTTTACTGGGTCTATTGTTGCTGGCATATTATATCCTTTCTATATAAATACTTAGAAGTTGGCATTAAAAAAGGCCCCTAAAAGGCCTTCATTAATATATTTTAATTTTTAGTTATTATCTTGATTCACAGAATGCTTTTGCAAGTCCAGCTCTACGACTCCAGATACCACCTTCTTTTTTGGCAGCGTCCCAACATTTTTTGTCACAACCACCATCATATCCATGGTCATCACACCACTCATGAAATACACCTTCAGTACCTCTTTTTTCTATATCTTTTTCTACACCTTGCATCCAATCTTCACGTTCTGTGATTACTCTTTCTACAATTCTTCTTAGTGTGTTTTCATTAATCTTAACAACTTTATCTTCTCTAATACCTTCTAAAGCGTTATACATTTTTCCATAACCTTCAGAGTTTTCATTTCTTTCAGTTACTTCTTTTTCTTCGTTTTGTTCTTTTTCTTGTATCTCACCATCTGTTATATTATCATATAAATCCTCTATATATCTTTTAGCATTTTTAATTTTTTTATTCATAGCTTTTGTTATTGTAACATCACCTATTTTTTGACCTGTGGTAACCTGGTCTAATTTTTTTAATGCGTCAAACGAGTTTTTTAAATCTTTTTTTAGTGCGGTTTCGGAACGTGCACTTTTTTCTTCAGTTAATGTGGTTAACTGCTTTTTAAGTTGTTTTTTCGTCAATTCTTTTTTATTCATAACAATTGTTTCTATATAAATATAAGGAAATGTTGGTTTTTACAGACCGCTTAAAATTTCCCCTAAAATATCTTCTTCATTAATGTTATCACCCATAACAGTATCTATGACTGATTTCTTTTTGTTTACC